TGCCAGCCGGGTACGCATTGCCGAGGTTCGTCTTAGGAACAGCGCCCTCTCCATGCGTCGCAGTCGCAGTGATCGCATAGTTCGTGTTGTCGGCAACAACGATAGCATCAAACGTGCCTTCTGCCGTTTCCTTCGTGTCAGTACCATTGCTCACGCTCCACTTGGTAGCAGTGATGCCAGTAACCGGGCCATAGGTGTAGCTACCAGCACTCAGAGCCGCCTTGTAAGCCGGAGTCACAGACGTACCAACCTCATATGCGCCAAGCTGCGCACAGGTCACATCAACCGCAGGCTGAGAAGCCACAGGATTCTTCTCTTTAGCAAGGATGGAAGCCAGAACGTCCTTCACATTCTTGCCAGCGGCCTGAATCGTGCCAGAGCCAGAGGACGGAACCGTCATAACACCGATAGCCGCAGTATAGGTGAGGTCATCAGCGAAATACACGTTCTCAGCATTGTAATTGCCGTCCATAGCGCCCCACGCAGTGCCATTGTAGACATACGCGGTGTAAGAATACTTGCCGTCAGAAATCAGCGTCTTGACAACGAAAATGTCATCCACTTTCGCCTCAGCGCCAGCGGCAGTAAGAACACGCTCGATTACAGCGGTATCGCTTTCGCCATCGCCCTTAACACCCTCATAGTGCGCAGCGGCAACACCGCCGACACGCGGAAGATTTTCATAGGTAGCAACGCCGTCGCCAATTTTCAGCACGCCCGTGTCCTTGTCAAAGCAAGGCTCGCCAGCGGCAGGCACGACGTCTTTGTTCGCCACCCAATTCTCAGTGGTATCACGTCTGAATTGAATGGTAGTTTTCAAAGTTTTGTCAGACATAGCTTTCCCCTTTCAATTTTAGTTAAACAAAAGCTGTCCCGCCGTCGATCACCTTTATATCAATAGGTGCTGACTGAAACGGAGACAGCGTCTTGTCATTTTTTACGATGTACGGAGTCCATTCTTCACCGTTCTGCACGGTAATAATTCGACCTGCACAATCGTATTTTTGAATCCATGCCTGTGCTTCTGTTAACGTCGGGAATCTCTCTCGCGGAAACAGGCACAGCCAATCATCTCGCGCCTCGTTTAGAACGAAGCACGTTTCCTCGGCCTGACAGTAATACAGGACACCGTCAGCCGCCTTAGAAAACTCAGGCAACGCAGAAATGCTCGAAACAAATCGCAAGCCGTCCGAATAAAGATCGTCGCCCTTGTACAGTTCTTTGGTGTCTGTACAAAAGTAAAGCGCATTACTCAGACGGCTTGTAAGCCCAAGATAAGTTTGCTTTGAGCCTTGCTTATAAACAACCTTCGTGCCCAAATATCCCTCCCCCTTTCTTGAAATTATATATGCAACCCGTCCATGCGGAGGTTTGCGCAATCACATATCAGACCATTTCTCACCATCGCCAGTTGAGCCGGAAGTGTCCATATCCGACCATTCCTCGCCGCCGTCAGAGGGTATCTGGTCTGCGTAATTATCTGAGGGGACGGTAATTGCAGCGCCGAGCAGAGTATCGCCAGATTTCAATTGTACCTTGCGCGTTTTATCATCATAAGTGATGCCGTCAGCTTTCTTCTTTATATCTTCCTTTACACGACCTATCTCAGCCTGTAAAGCTGCAACACCATCTGAGCCGCCGCCAGCGACCAACGCGTCACGCCATCTGGGGTCTTCTACAAAAAACATATTGACCACCGCCTTAATACATATAGTAGATATTCACATCTACCGCCTCTTCAAATTCGAGCGACGTAATGTCGAGCTGGTTCATACCAAGCTCAAAAATGCCCGTGAACAAAGGAATCTCTCTGCCGTTGATTTTCACTTTCGTACCAGCCGGAGCAGAGATACCGAATTTCACGAGCGTCATATCGCAGTAATTCAAAATACTATTCGGATTCGCTGCGATTTCATTTTCCTTAAAAACCTTTAGCATATTCACATTCGGCGTGACAGTGCCATTAAAACTGCCCAAATATGCCTGAGACATATGCGCTCACCACCTTAATGTTGTTTGATATTTAGTACGATATATTGCTTCCATCTTCCGCAGTAACAACCGTAGAACTAGCAGAAATATGGCTGTCATAATAATCTCCAAGCCCATTTTTAAGCATTCCCCATGTTACAGGGACACTATGAAGTGGGCTGATTCTCGTACTGTTTTTATTGATATTATTTTGAATAACCAGAACGCCTTGCCTGTGATATTCTGGGTTGCCATCGTTGTGATGCAAAGACACCTGATAAATATATTTGCCCGAAAACGCCACTGTCTCTTGCGCGGTCAGTTCAACCTTGATGGTCTTAGTGGTGGCATCAATATCAACTTTTTTTGCGATAAGCGGAGTCGCGTTTTTGTTGATATGATTGACGATAGATATATTTGCCCAATACTTAGAAATATCTTCGGCAACAGCGACTGAGAAATCAGAAACCTGAATTTCAAAATTTACTGTTGTACCGCCGACAAAATTAAATGTCGGCAACGTATACGGATTTGACAAGCAGTTGCCCAATGTCATCACCGCCTTTCTTGTTTTTCGACAGTGCTATTGCTGTTCTGCGCCTCCATTTCGGTCTGTATCAGTTCGTCAACTAGCCTAGAAAGTGCGACCATACAACCATGCATATTCTCAACATTTTCACGTCCGTGAATGGAAATGTGATCGAGCGTATTGAGCACTGCTGTTAGAACCTGCACGGCTCCGTTTTTATCCATCATTTTGTCCTTCCTTCAAAGTTACAATTTCAGATTCCAATTCGGAAACCTGAGCACGTAATTTCTGAATCATATATGTGTTGAGCGCTACGAACTCTGTATAGCGCAAATAATACTGATCGAGATAATCAGAATGTATATCATTCTCACCAGCGCACTTCGTAAACCCGGCAAAGTCCAGCGATGTCAATCCGTTCTCCATCAGCGCAGACTCCACTTCCTGCGCAATGAATCCTATATGATGCCGACCACTCGTTCCGTTATTAAATTTGTAGGCGCTTGGCTTCAACGCATCAAAAAACGATTCATACTTGTCTAGGTCTTGCTCAATGCTATTCTTCAAACGGCGATCAGACGATTCCGTAATTGGCACGTCGGCAACAATAGAATTATTGGAAACCGTAAAGCCAGTCATGTCACCCTGCATACGGACACCAAGGTTTGTCGCAATGAAATAATATTTCTCGTCTGACCCATACATCATCGCGCCGTATGTCTTTTGATTGTTGCCTGCATTGCCTTCAGCACAACGGAACCCGCCGTGCGAAGAACCAAGCGTAATATTATCAGCGTTAATATTGCCTTTGCCGGTTAGCTGAATGTTGCCTGCCATCTTAACGTTGCCCTTTGAATCAACATAAAAGTTCTCATTACCGACGTTGATGCCACAACCAATGAGCCACGCGTTTTTATCCGGGGCTGCTGACAAATCACCCTCAAGCGTACCACTCAACTTGCCGCTAAACGTGCCATTCTGTGCATACAAACTGCCATCTTTCTTAACGTAGAAATTAGCCTGAGCAGGATTTTCATTGCCAGCCCAAAAAGCATAGTCCTTATAATCATTTGTGCTCGACCCGTTAAGTGCCGCATAATGAACGCCAGAACCGGCGTGGATAAAGTCTTTCTCGATGGCAAAACCGCCAATCGCACCTGTCTCAGATTCCAGTTTGCCAGCAAACGTCCCTTTGGCCGCATAGAAACTGCCGTCTTTCTTTACCCAGAAATTCGCACTGCCGGGAGCCTTTGCACCAGCCCAGAACGCGTACAAGCTATTCGTGTTGCTGCCAGAACCGTTCAACGCAACATAGTTAGATTCTGTACCAGCCTCAAGAAAATCAGACTCAATGGTGAAACCGCCGATACGCCCCGACTCTGCATCCACATTGCCACGGAAAGATGCATTGCCTGTGTTAATGTCCAAGAAGAAGTTTGCGTTTTTCGGCATCCTCTTATCGTCATCGTCATAAACGAAGTTGCCGTCGTTGCCAATAAATGATGGAATAACTTGTGTGCCCTTTGTCGTGAACAGCAATTTTGTTCCGGCCACGATGCCATAATCAGGGTCGAGAATCATTCGACCACCATTGTCTTTTTGCAGAACCATGGTGCTGTTATTCAGCCAAGCGCCGGTTGAATCCACCTTGAATTGCATCGTGCCAGTCGGCAAACCTTGAGCATCCACCTTTGGATTTTCAAGAATCATGTTGTTGCTGACTATAAGTTTACCCGCAAGCAACTCTGCATTGACGCCCCACTGTTCCCCCGTCTCCTTTGTTGCAAATCGGCCAATGGCGAGTTTGGCTGTATGCCATTTGTCATCCGTCATGGCAATCATGTTGTCCACGATCCGCAGTTGATATTTATCACTGCCGACCTCAATACCAGCACCGCTGATATTGACGGACTGATTCGACGCGCCAATGATGCGATTGACAGAAGCATTAAGCGTGCCATTCATATAATTAGAAACCTCGCCAGCCTGTCCGGCCGCGAGGTTATACAAATGCTTCGACGCATCAAAACTGCGCGAAGCGCTATATGATGTTTGCAGAATGTCTTGCAGCGCCTGAGCACCATTATGCTTTTGGAATTTCGTAGAGAACGTCAAGGACAAAGACGATTTATCCTCGAAATTTAAGGCAACACCAATGATGTTTGCTACAAGATGCCCCTCGCTACCCAGATTCAAGTGGACACCCTTGCCAAGTTCAAGCGCCTCACGAAACGGAGCGAACTCTTTAGCAAATAAAAAGTTGGCGCTGCTCAACGAGAACTCATACACAGGATACGCAGAATCTTTCAGTGAGTCTACACCGAAATCATACAGTTCCTCTGCAACAACATATTGCTGGTACTCGCTCACATTAACAGTGAAAAAAGACTGACAATTTGCCGTCGTAATTGAAACCGAATGTCCTTTATGCTCTGTGATTTCATCCTCTGTGACGTCAACGACGTCACTGTTTAACTGTGAGAAATCGCCAGACATCGTGAGCATCCCGCTACTAAAGTTATGCTCGCCATAAACAACGTCACCAAGATACAGTGACAATACAAACGTATTTTTGCCCGTCGTTACATCAATCGTGCCCCGGATAATCGTCGCAGAAATCTTTTCGCTTGTGATTGCCAACTTTCCGCCAGTCAACGTATACAACTGCTTTGCATACGGTTGTGTCATGTCTACTCGTGCAACTTCACTTTCAGAAATCGCAACCGTACCAGTAATGCTTTGAAACGCACCAGATGCTTTTGAATCAATGTCTGTAGCGACAAACGTTTCTTCTGTCAGTGTCTCGTCAATCAAATAAGGGCGGAGCGCCTCCATTTCTTTCTCAGTGAAGCACTGTTCCATAGAAAGCGTTTTGCTGATAGTCGCAATCTCAGAAGCGTAATTCTCAATGCGAGTTTTTGTTTCTTCAATTTCTGCCTCGCGGCTAGTGACCTCAGCCTCTTTGGCCTCAATTTTCTTGTTCACATCGTCAAGCTGCGCTTGCTGTGATTGCTTCCCAGCATCCGTAGTCTCAAGCGCCAACGCCTGAATAATCACATTCTGCTGTGCTTTCAGAGTGTCAAGTTCGCCGTTCAACTCCGTCAGATCTGTTTCGTATGCAATCTTCTGAGCAGTCTCAGAGGCTCGCAAAGCTACAAGGCCAGTATAGTAATGCTGGTTTGCTTTGATTTCTTTCTGCCACGACTTAACCTTGTCAGAGAGTTTGACCCCATCAATCTTAATGTCAAGATCGCCACGAGCGATGAAATGGTCAAGATTGACGATATGATCAGCTCCAGTAGGGTTTACCTCACGGATTGACATATCGTCACTGCCATACACATGGAGTTTCGTCACAATGTCATCCGACAACTCGTCCACACTCACCTCGCTCACGAGGTTTTCATAGCTCAAATAGATAGGCAGTGCGCCTCTGCTTGTATGTGCGTCATATACGTTGAACGTTTTCTCATACGGGTCTACCACGATGGTGCAACCGTACTTTTCGGGCGCGTCATTATAGATGAACGCCAGCCCGTCGTTCTCGTACTCATCAAATGTGCGATACATCCCAATAAATTTCGGGTCAACGTATCCGACGTGCCACGTCGGGTCAAGTTCAAGCACACGGCTAAGTACCGTATCATCAGGCGAGGCAGGATTCCAAAAGTTGTACGTTCCTTCTTCTAAAAAGATTCGTTTGCGCTCGAATAGCTGCTCGATAGAATACGCAGTAACGTGCTTGATTTCCGACACACCGTCACCAGAGATTTTCGGCGACATAAGCACGTAAATGCCATAGTGGTCTGTATAAACTTCGGAATATCCATTGAGTTTCTTATAGACCGGGTTTACGACGCCGTCCACAAAATACGGAACATCAAATTCGAGTGTGCTCAGTTCCGCATATTTAATGTCGAATTTGACATTATACGCAAACGTGATAACACCTTGTTTGATCCCAGACAATGTGCGCAACTGCAACATCGGTTGCTCCGGATACCCGTCTTTGTCAAACGTGATCTTTGAATAGTTTAGATACAATCCACTTCACCTGCCTTTCCTAAGAATATCGTTTCCATATCACGCACCTACATTGTAAAGAAGCCGTCCGTAAATACGGATGTCCGCATTGCCGGTAATGACCATCTTATTGCTTCCTTGAGCAAAATCAAGAAAAGCAAAATTGAAATAGTCATACACGTTATACTCGGCAGTTGCCTCCGTCATAATGCAGTTTTCGTTGTCCACATCAATCGACATTGCGCCGCCCGGCAATCCGGTCAGCTCGAATTTCTTTCCAGTCGTTTGGTTATCAATCGTGAATGACGTGCAGCCTTCTTTGATATCGATGTGCATATGAGGCCGCATCGGGTCATGGCAACTGCTGTCATTATAATAAGTAAACGTTTCGCTTCCGTTTACAGACAGCTTTTGCTCAAACGGCAATCCATAAGCATATGGGCAATCGCAAACCACTGACGCCTTAAATGAGTTTGCAAGACCACGAATACTGATTGGCGTCAGTTCTTGAATCAAGCACCGAAACTGCTTATCCTCAAGGTCAGGTTGGTCAATGGAGAGCCACTGATAATCTTGGTAGCCCGTCAGCCAGTCAGCAATTTCCTGACACTCATACTTATCCAGCAGTCTATCACTGCCAAAAATCAATTCAAATTGCAACGGTGTGTCGTTATACTTCACGCCGAAATGAAGCGGTGTTATCCGGTTAGCAATGCGTTGCTCAACGATATTTGCCTTGTTGCCGAAGCTCTCGTCCGACATTTTATTATTGCCGATATCGGCAATAAACAGGCCATACATACTGGCCGGATAACCCGCGAAACTGAAATCATAAGTTCTAAACATCTAATTATCCTTTCGCTGGTATACGCAAACGGGAGCGCCGAATGGCGCTCCCGCATCTTACTACCTTCTAACGCCAAGAATCTTCGCAATCTGATTGACCTGATCCTCGGTGACTTTGGCGTGTTGTGTGACTGTCTTCTGGTCTGCGTTCGTGATATTCGTATCGCCAAACACAATATTGACAGTCTGGCTGTTATCGGTAGAAACATAACGCGCAACAGAACTCGCATCGTTTGAGTACATTCTGGACGTACCAGTCCCAGAACTATATGATGTGTCATTCGATCGGGACATTGCGACCTTTCTCTTGGTAAACTCAATTGCCGCATCAATCCACGCTTTGTTATGTGGCTTTTTATTCGGTTCGTTCTTTATATCTGCCTCACCAATGCCGTTGTTATATTTATATTTATCATAAACATCAAAAAGCTTGCGGCCAGTCCCGGCAACAATCCACTCTCCGTTATTATTTCGATAAACATCAACACCATATTTCGAGAGTTCATGACCTAAACGCTCATTTTCCGCAGCAAGTTCTTTTCGCGTTTCGTCATCAGCAGTCTCCCACGCCTCTGAATTTGCATTCATCTGCTTAACAATAGCATGGACTTTTTCTCCGTTGGTGTACTGCTCATCGTACTCTGTCTTGCCAATAGTCGTATTGGAATTATCACCAGATGAATCGTTTTTGCCGATGTCATCGTCAACCTTGTCGAGCGCGTCAACATAACTACCATATTTCTTGACAGCCTCAAGAGCGTTCTCCCACGCCTTAACAACAGTCTCGTTCAGGTCGTTGCCATACTCCGTGTTCCAATTGATAAGCTCATCAAAAAGCGTATCCCAATGCTCTTGGATATACTTTATCGCCATGTCATACTTTTTCTGATACGACGAAATGCTTTCCTCAAGTGCCTCAATCTCTTTGTCCTTTTCCTTGCCATACGCCTCGTTCATCTTGTCAAGCGCATCCTCCTGAGCCTCACGAGCATGGTCTGCCTGCTTCTCGGACATTTCGCCCTGAAGTTCTTGCATCTCTTCCATCAACTTTGCGCGCTCCGCCTGTGCAGACCGGCTGTCATCAAGAGACAAGATGTCGATACGAGCTTGGAGCTTCGCCATCTCCTTCATTTTATCGGCAAGCTCTTTTTGATAATCATTCTCATTTTTAGAAGCCTCAAGAGATTCTTTCTTGAGATCAATTATCTCAGAGTAGGCGTCCTTCATGTCATTCAGGGAATCAATTTGGTCATTGATTTGTTGCGTCAACATGCTGATGACATAATCTAAGATGCTGTCTAGCCCGTCCTTCATGTTGTTCAGACTGTCTGACATAGCATCCGACGATTTGCCGATGCTATCAACCGCACTGTCAGCTAGAGCACGGAGTGCATTGATATTGGCGAGAGCTGCCTTGCGCTGTTCCTCTGTGAGGTCAAGCATACTGAGATTTGCATATACCAGCCCCCACGTCGCGTTCGTCGTTTCCTCGGTCGCATTCAGCAGCCGATTCATCGTCTCTACATCGTCGTTTTGCTTTGCGATTCTCAGCGATTCGACGTAAGTGAGCGCCGTCTCGACAGCCATCTGCTGCGTTCTCGCCGCAATGACTTTCCTGATACGTTCCTCGTTGATGACAAGGTTGCCGTTCTCGTCCATGAGATAAGCGACGTACTCCATACCAAGGTCGATAATGCTCTGCAAGGTGTCAATGGCAATGTACCCGCTCTTAGCGTACTCATCAGCCGCATTATGAAGCGTCTCGTACACTTCCTGAATGGAGTCAACGGCCTCAGACTTGTTCTTGACCATCGTCTCAAGGAGATTCTGAATTTCCTCACGAGCGTCTTTGATTTTCGTCTTGAGGTCTGCAAAATCATTCGCGCTATCCTGATTGGATTTGTTCAGGTCTTCGAGCGTCTTGATGTGCTCTTCTGTACTCTTGCGGAGGTCGTTCGTCGCCTCTTGCAACGTGTCAAACTCTCCGGCGCTGTCCGCAACAAGGTCGTTGACGTGTTCCATGTTCTCCACAAAGAACTCGTTCTTTTCTGCGTTATACTCAACCGCAAATCCCATGTTGCGCAGTTCCTCTGCACCGGATGCAAGCGTTTTCTTGCGCTGATTATTCAGATTGACAAGCGCATCCTGCTCACGCTCGTATGCTCCAATGAGCACCTGTTGCATGAGCAACTGCTCTTCGAGATTGTCTGAGAGATTGATTTTCTGCTGGATCTCATCAACCTTTGCTTGAGTACGAGCAAGACGTTCCAGAGCCTCACGATACTCGTCAATGCTTGCGATGTATTCCTCAACCTCTTTAGTGCTAGAGCTAGATCCTCCACCAGAACCACCTTTTGAGCCACCGCTACCACTAGAGTTGCCATAGCTACCAAGTGGTTTATTCTTCAGAGATTCAAGAAGCGCAATCTGAGAATTGATTTGAGCAATCTGTTGCTGATATTTTGAAACATCAAGTTGCAAGTCTGAGGTGAAATCATCAAGCGACGTTTGGGTAGCCTTATAGGTGTAATTAGTTCCGTCAAAACTGCCTTTCGTCAGATTAAGATTGATTGACTTGCCAGATACAGCACCAGTTGCCCCGCCAACTACAGCATCAGTTCCCTTTTCTTCTCCACTGCCAATTCCAGCAAACGCCTTCGCAGCTTCATGGCATTGCTTTGCAAAAGATGCTACGCTAGATTTGCCAGACGCCATGTTCTGATAGATGGACTGCGCCGCGTTATAAGCAGCAGCGTTGAAATTTCCATTGACATCCGTACAAACTTCCATCGCAACACGGTCAAACTCTTCCGTGTTTTGACTCATAGCAGCGGCCGCAAGACGCCATGCATCTGCTTCTTGTACTCCGTTGTCAATGAGGGCTTGAGCCATTATGTTACCGGTATTGATACGATACTCAGCGACTTCCTTTGAAATTTGCCCCTCGCCGTCGCCAACATTTTGTGCAATTTCAAGTTCGGCCTGAGCAAACGCCATTTGGCCTTCAAGAGACGCTTTCTTAGCCTGAAGGTCTGCAATCTCCGCATCAATGGCCGCATTAACCTGTTCTTGTTTGCCACTGATAAACGCATCAACGATGCCCTGATTCAACGTCACCTGACCATCAGCAGACACCGTGGCATTCGCAAGAATCTCAGGATACGCCTCAGCAAACTCACGCGCCTTGTCAGCCGAGATTGTGAACCCATCTGCGACCTCATTCTGAATCGACGCGATTTGCTCAAGTACACCAGAGCATGTGTCAAAAGTGCTTAGGATGCCAGACCACGGACTCGGCATATTATTCAACAACCGGTTATTCTCAGCAATCGCCGCGTTGTTCTTTTCGATTTCGGCTGTGTAGTCCGAAATCGCATGAGTGCTGCGTTTATCATTGGCATCTTGCAGATTGTCAATATGCTTTTGCAGTTCCTCATTTGACGCTTCTAACGCCGCCGTCTCTTCTTTGATGGAATCAGCCTCAGCCTTATTCGCAGCATCGACCGCATCAGACGATGACTCACTCATCATATTCTTGACTTTAGACATAGCCGCACTGAAGGAGTCAGTGGCGTTTGTGGCGTCTTGTGCCGCTTGAGCATACTGCGGGAAGGTTTGGTTAGCAACTTCGGCCAGATATTGCTTGTACTGGTCTGACGCACCCTCCATATTGTTGATAGACGCGATGAAAGAATCAAACGTCTCTTGAGAATTAACCGTGGTTTCCTTGAGCATATCAGATATTTCAATGACAGCATCATTTTTCATCTGATTTGCAACCGCAGAATTATACTCATCAACGATACTCTGATACAGGTCAATTTTGCTCTGGATATCATTTAAGAGCTGAGAGTTCTCACTCTCATCTGTGCTACGCCATTCGTCAGTGCTCAAAAGCGTATCTTGAATCTCTTTATAGATATCGACCATGCCAGCGGCGTCTTTGCCCATAGCCGCCCAGCTTACGTCTATCTTGTTGTTGACATCCAGCAATGCCTCACCGGAATAACGAGCTTCTTTAAGCGCTTCATTCAGAGCCTTGCTATTTGCAAGCTCAATGTCGGCTCCCGTAGAATACGGATTGTCAATCGTTTTAGTGCCAGCGTCCTCAGTAAGAGCACCTTGCTTATACTTGTTTGTGGCGCTTTCTACCTTCGTCTGAAGCGCATTCGCATTCTGTTTTGCCTGTTCAGCAGATACATTCTTGAGCTTGACAATCTCATCGTCTAGCTTTCCATTCACAAGATCAAGATTATCCGCTTGAGAACCAACCAGCTCTGTAATCTGGTCTTGAATGCTTCTGGCCTGCTCACGAGAGGACGAATCAAAATCACCAGCCGAAGCAAGTTTGCTGTACTGCGCAATGAGGTCGTTCAGTTGTTCGCGCTGATCGTTCGCAGCACTAGCAACGTCATTGACCTTTTGCTCGTTTTCCTCAGCAGCCTGTTTTGCTTTCTCTTGAGCATTACGAATCGCATTGATGCCCACAGAGGCAATCGTCGTGATAGCAGAGATGATTGCTATAGGACTGCTGATGAAGTTCTTTGCAGCGGCCTTAACAGCAAGTGCCATATTGCCAGCCCATTCTTTGAGAGAAGCAGCGTGGCTTCTGGTAGCCAATTCAGCCGCCATTTGCTTCTGCTGTTGTTTCGACAACGACTTTCCAAAATCAGACGCGGCAATTCTCGCTTCTATTTCGGCCTGAGCATACTTTTTGTCAGCCTCAATACCAAGTTGTTGAGCGACAGTAGCCTTGTCAAGATTGTACTTTTTGGCGACGAAAGCTATTTTTTGCTCGTTTGTGCTACGAATTGACTCAAGATTAGCCAAGACATTATCGCGTTCTTTGTCTGTGAGCGCGGCCGTGCTAAGTAATAAGCGCTGTTGCTCTGCGGACAAGCCAGCCACAGCAGCAGTATATTCATTTACCTTAGCAGCATCAACCTCGTTAACAACAGACCCGGCAACAGCCGTTCCGCCAGAAACATTCGGCGTCTTATCCGCGTATTCGTTATTAAGTGCCTCTATTTGCGACTTCGCATTTTTTAATACTTTAAGTGATGCCAATCATTACAATATGATGCCGACCAAACATTATATTGTTTCAAACTAATGTGCGAGTTGACAAATAAGAGAAAACGTGGTAATCTTAGTAACTAATACAAAAGGATGTGAGACTATGGCATGGGAAGATGTCGTTACTAATATTGGCCGTCACTTGACGGGAGACGTGTGCCCACAGTGTAAGCGCGCATGGATTCCCGGAAGTAGATGCCCCTACTGCGGGTATTCACCTAAAATTATTGCTTGCCCAAAATGCGCTGAAATTGTGAAGCCATCAATCGCAGAGCGTAGAAGAATTATGGACGATCCTAAAAAAGCCAAAACAACGTTCCTCTGCTCATGTAATGTTCCATATATAGAATTGGACATGACATATGATGAATACAACAAAATCTATTATTCCAACTATAAAACAGAATCGTGGTGGCCTGATCGCTGGATCGCATCCGCACACATCCTGGCAAAATATGCGACAAACAGACCAATATTCGAAAATTTGTTTGACAAGTCACAACTAGACACTGAATCGGATGCATATAAATACCATTACGCACTCATGTATCCAGAATCAGAAGAAAGCATAGAATATTTCAGAAATGATGGCGGAATTGAGAACTACTACTTCCCTCAAAACACAAACACCACTTCTCGTCCCAAGCACGTTCCCAAATGCCCCATCTGCGGCTCTGAAAATCTCACGCGACTGACCACGATGAAGAAGGCTGCAAAAATTGCGCTGGTGGGAATTTATGGACTTGGAGATTGTGGGAAGACATGGAAGTGCAATAATTGCGGTAGTAAGTTTTGACATGACGAAGGCGAGGCCAAACGGCCTCGCCTTTTTCCTTTATTTACTGGAATTACCACAAATTTTCGCCCTGCTATTCATCATACTCTTTGATAGCATATCGTAGTTCTCTTGGATTCTACGAACCGTCTTCTCCGATTCAATTTGCCTCTCTCGAATTGCTTGCAACTGCTTGTCAGAAATATCAGAATTTATCGCAATTTGAAATTCACCACGTTTTTTTATGGGCGATACTATAAGCACGCCCGCTTTGGCGGCTCTATTGCCAGCCTTCGACTGTTTAATTACAAACCGCTTCTTCTTCATGAGGACACTCCTTTCGATAACCGTTTTGTCCCTTATCAGCGATTTCATAGACAACACTGAAAAGTTGCCCATACACACCGGATAACCGCTCGCACTGATCTAACAACTGTTCTTGTGGTGCTATAAAAGCGTCATCATACGCAATTATTTCAATAAGAATTTCCTTGTTAAATTCAATATCGACAATTGGTATTGCCATGTATTGATTATATCTGAATCCAGCTAATCTACAATTCCTTCTTGCGCCGTTTTTTGCGCGCTCATATTGTTTTTTCGTTTTCCAGTGTGCCCAATAGAAATTTTCAACCATATCTTTCCACGAGAGCAACACATACTTATCGACTTCGCCTTTTAAACACTTGACAAAATAATATTTGTCGAGTTCTTGGCTATCGACTTTTCGATACACAAACAATCCATAGCGATATAAATCATTATCGACTATGCGGTGAACTGCCTTATCGCGGCTGACACCGACCAGCCTCACATTCCCTTCAGACGAATCATACTCATAAATGTTAACAGCAAAACGCTCAGGGGAATTAAATCTTTGTGAACAACTCGTCTTAATACCATCTGCACAAATATTCATAAGTGTCTTGAAGGATATGTCACCAGCTACAAAGACAGAATCAAGCAATTCAAGCGCTATAGAAAATGCAAACATATAGTCTTGTTTTAACTGCTCTACACTCATTTTTGAAGACTCTGTATCTTCTCGCAATTTTGATACAGAATCCTCATATACGAATTGCCAAAATAAAAGAAAAATGCCGACGATGACAACTAGAGCAGTGGCCGCTCCGTCTACCCAAAGTTGAGCAGTTTTGATTTTCAAATCCGATAACAAATACAACAAAGACAAAATGACAGGCGCGACAAACATAAATACAACGACAAGATTAGAGTACGCTTTGAATTTGTGTTCACAACACGAAAGTCTCAACTCAGGTAGAACACTGGCTTTTACCTTGTTAACAACTTTGTTAGCGTATGTATCGACCAAAATCATCGTGGCTCCCCCTCTTTAAGTGTTGCAATTACAATTTACGACTTTTCTATAAAATGTCAACACCAAAATGGGATTTTTTTCGAGATTTTGTTATTACACACCGTCTTGCATATTCATTATACCATTATTTCATCCGCATGGTCAACCGCTTTAATTAACACAAAGCCCTTGCTATAAGCAAGGGGCTTAACACACTCTTGATAGATTATTTCCGGCCTTTTCTACGCTTTGATTTACCCTTTCCATGAGTAGCACCAATGGCGTTGTCGATGTTTGCCTGCGGGACAAAGTCCATCTTTTCTTTGGATGGTATCCTGAATGTGAACACTGTTTTATTATTAAAATTGCTCACAGAGAAATCACCAAACATAATGATATCCATACCAATAAGCATATCAAGACCTTGTTTACCAATATCAGTGTCGCACACAGGGACATCGCTTACATTTAAGTGATTAGGGAGTCCGACATTCACCAAATAAGTATTAACTGTCTTTGTACTTGATGGAGTGCGAATATCCATCATTCCAGTTGGGACAAGATTCAGCCGTTCCACTACGGACTCAGAAATACAAGTCGTTGTTGCACCAGTGTCCCATAGAGCAGTACCATCAACTGAGCCATCAGCACTTGAAATAGTAATAGGAGTCGTCATCCTATTACTATTTCCAGTATATTCAATTGTAAATGCTCGATAGACAACAGACGGTGCTATTCCCATATTCTCACTTCTTCTCTATATCTCTAGATGAGATTATTTTAATTGCGCACTTACCCAAAACAAATTGACGAAATATAATTCGTATATGCCGATTCATCACCGTTACATTTTTGAATAATGAAAGTCCCAATCTTCTCTTTCTCAGAAGTCTTCCTAACACCTTCAGCATAAGAACGATATGATCCTAGCACTGTCTTCCCTTTTATTGCAAGGAAAGAATCTCCGTACTTTTTAAATAAGTCGGCATAATTATCCAAGAACCACTTATATTCATCCTTCAACATATATGCCACCTCTAGAATAACATTTTGCACTTTCAATATTTTGACACGTCTAACGCAGAAAGTCAAGACATTTCATATCTGTATTGCTGCGAATCGCGTTCTCTAATATAGATGCTATTTGGCATCCGCGCCTAGACGCAACGCCGATCTCAACCAACTTCTCGAATTCTGCCCATGCAGATTTATACCCGTCACAAACGCTTTTGTCAAACACGCTTGCATCATACGCATCGTTCAATACCACCAGTTACACCTATCCTTTATTTAGATGAGCCACCTGCGGCAACAGATGGCTCATCAGGCATTCAGAGAAATGTTGTTCCAGCAACGTCTCTCTGCCAGTTTGTGATCCGTCTGCTGCAACAGGCGGCTCACGGGTTTGTGAAGCAATGCTTCAGCGACTCACTATAGTATGTGTATCACTATTTTGGTCGACGGCGTGACCCGCCTGTAATTTTTACGCTTTCGCGCTGATTTGGAATACCCCTTCACGACTCATTAAGCCGTGCAGCCATTATACTCTCTGAACGTTCTCATGCAAACATGAGCTTCGCTGCGGATTCCTTTCGGTTCCCGGAGTGGAATTACAAAACCACTCGCCTTTCGGCCAATTTCGGCTGTTTTGCCAATGCTCCCTTACTGCGGCTCACGCCGCAAGCTCGTTCCGTGTCACCACCAGAGCATATGTGGGCACATCATGAGAACCCGTCATTTTGGGTCTACCCACAGAACGAATGAATTGAACGCCAAGAACACCAGCAGATACCGTGCCAAGTGTTCCGAGGCTCTTTGTAATAGTCTGCACAACGCCAGACATATCCGTCAGAAGGTCAATCCCATTCTTGATCGTTCGCGTGTCATAAAGATTCTGAGCAACGCCAACCCAAGTTTCTTTCAGCGCATTCAATTTGAATACGATCGAGTCTTGAGCACGTGCCAGCTCTTTTGATGCACTACCAGCAGAACCAGCCATAGCATCCATAGCTTTTTCTGCCTGTTTAAAGTTCGAGATAAGCGCAGCGCCAACCTGCGCACGCTGTTTGCCAAACAGTTTTTCAAGCAACTGAGCACGATTCTTGTCGCTAATTTCATCCCAAACAGCAGCGATGTCTTTCAGGATGTCATAAGTAGAACGATAAGTATTCGGATCGCCAGCCTCAAACAAACTGACGCCTTGCTGATTACTAGCCGTTTTTGTAAGATCAGCAATATCTCCTGTGATTTCCTTGAGGTCATCAGAATATGTTTCAGTTTCCTCATCGTACCCTCTCAGACGCATCGAAATCGTCTTTAAGGCATTACCGACCTGCGAAGAATCTCTCGTGATTTCTGTTGCCGCAGTCGCCAACGCGACAGTCTGCTCAAACGTGTTATTTGCCGCAGCCATTGCGGATGACGATCTAGTAAGTGAATCAACAATATCAGCATTCGATACAGCAAAATTGTTGCCGACTTCGTTTATCTTAGAAATAATTCCGTCAAGAGAATCGTTAACGTCCAACTCCTTGAACGCCTTCAGCATACTAACAAGACCATCAGTTGCCTCGGTCAAATCAAGATCTTCAGACACCGCAGAGAAAATAGCTGAGTTCCGTGACAACGTAGACGCCTCGTCAAGCGAGTACCCCAGACGTGCCCAGTCTGCTGTCTGCTGAATGATGTCCTTTGTAGACGCACCGAGTTCCTTAGCAGTCTGGTTCGCCGTATAATAGAAACTGCGATACTGCTCTTCCGTCGCATCAGTCGTTTTCTTCAGGTCGATAAGCGCATTGTCAAGGTCTTTAACAACATCGAATCCCTCTCTGAGCGTTTGCCACGTCTGAAAAATAACGGTTGTCGCGCTAATCCACTGCGAAACCTTAGCAATGTTGTTCTTTAGGATGTCACCTAATGATTGCGTATCTTTACCAGCCGCTTTAACCTCAGCGCGGAATGCGCTTAACTGTGCTTTCCACTTTGAGAAATCGGCTTGGCTGTTTACACGGCCAAGACTGACTTTTAACTGGTTAAGCTGCTCGTTAAGCCCAGGGTCGCGTTTAAGCGCGCTCCACTTTGTTTCGATAGTCGCCAAATCTTGTTTCGCTTTTGCAAGGCCAGACTCGAAACGAGAATCGGCAACATCAAGCCGCGATAACTTTTCGATGCGTGTTACTTCCGAAGAGCACTCCTTCATTAAATTCAGGAGTGCTTCATAAGCAGCAACTTTATCTTGCCCATCAGAAATATAAACTTTGTCCATTGCGTTCTGAAGGCCAGATATATTTGATACAATATTGTCAGATGGATTTACGAGAGCAGAAAAACGTTGCTGAAGTTCAGCCGCCTTCCTTGACACTGACGCCATCTCTGAATTTATCAAAGTTACAGCGTCAGTAACACGTCCTTGCGCTGTTGCGAGTTCGAGTTCCTGACGCCTTATAGCTTCTGTATACTGAGATCGCTGTTGCGTATATTTCACAATGCTGGGAAGCTCATTTTCCTGTTTGGCGATTTCATCTGTGATCCTTGATTGAGCTGCTTTGAGATTATTAAGTTGCGCTTGCATTCCGGCATACTCATTTGACTGAGTGCTAGTTGTAAGCATCTTCTTATTTAACTTCAAAATCTCGTCGTTCACAGAAATCAAAGATTTATACTTTTGCCCTAGACTATCAACTTGCGAAGAAAACTCTTTGGCCTGAGCCTTTAATGTGTCAAATTGATTCAAATATTGAATCAGTTGCGTGCTATCGAAGGTTCCAGACAAACTTTTGCGCAGTTTTCCGATTTCGCCCTCAAACGTTTCTGTGAGCAATCCAGCGTTCCGCAGTTTCGACTCATAAGTATTCAAATCGGCAAGTGTCTCTGCGCCGACCGTTTTGACATCCTTTGTACGCAACTTTGTTGGCGTATACTCTACGTTCCGATATTCCTTGCCAAGCGCCTCAAGATTAGCAATCATATTAGATACTTCTCGTTGCTGCTCATCGCCAAGTTTCCCGTTCGCATTACGCAATTCATTTATTCTATCAATAATAAATTGATACTGCTTATTAAAGGAATCCAAATGAGAGCTATCGACTAATGGCTTGGAAGAACTCTTCCCTGTATACGAAGCATTTAGCTTATCCAACTCAATTTGTTGCTTTGCGAGGAAATTCAACCGCGACTGATTATCCTTTTCAACCTGTCGAGCCAACGCAGCCGCCGACTTGCGCTGTTGCTCCAAATTGAGCGTGACGTTCGTCATCGTCGTACTGATTTCCTGCGTCGCAGCATCATACGTCTGCAAATAAGAAACAGCCTTACCAGTCTCATCCGTGCCCTGAATTGTTAACGCTAAAAGTTGGCGTTCACTATCAGCTACCTGTTTCCAACTACCACTGACTCTATCGATACGAATGCCCATCTTGTCGATTTGCTCGACCATGCTATTCGTGATTGACGAATCAACGTGCAAGCTGCCAAGTTCCGTTTGCAGTTTTGCAATCGACTCTTGGTCTAGCCCCAACTTGACGCCGACTTTATTGGCGGCGACCTTTTGATTGATTTTCTGTACAAACGCACCAGCTTGCGCACTTATTGCGCTATCATCAAGCGCGATTCCGACTTTGATTTTGCTTGATTGATTTACCTTATCGGAAATGCTTGGCAGTTGTGCCGCTATCCGTCTTGATGACGCTTCTTCGTCAGCCTCAAGTACACTTGTTACGACAACTTCCAATTCATCGCTCATTCAATCACCACCTTATCATTAGAAAAATAAATCGTCTAGATTTTCATCAGAGCTGCCAGTTATCCTTGACTTTACACCCTGACGCTTCAGCCCATTTTGCAAAGCCAAAACATGAGAACCAACGTATCTCAGATACCGAACCGTTGCCTCAGTAAACGGTCGTGGCTTCATATACGCCCCCTTGGACTGGAAATCGTATTTATAGCCCCACCGGTTGTTATTGCCGTACTCAATAAGTTCAGGCAAACTCTTGCCAACCGTAACGCGATCTCGATTAAGTACACCTCCAGGATTGGGATCAGTTATATTGATAACGCGCAACACACCATTCGTGGCCTTTCCGCCTTTCATTATGATGTTCCCCTTATCAGCAAGACCGCCCATGTCGCCACGTCGCTTGTACATGAGAGGTCTGTATGTATCGTAGACCTTTTCATCGATGGAGAATGCTTCTGCATCTACGACAACCTGATATACTTCTCTGGAAAGCGCTGAGTCAATTTTAGGTTTTAATTGCTTATTTGCATAAGCAAGCGCCTCTTTGATATTCGTAGCACCCACCACCTTATGTTAAAAATATGGGAGCGCCATAAGGCGCTCCCGTTGCAAGGCTGCACTTGTATGCCGCACGCAGTCGGGCGGCAATCGTAAGCGAGTCGCACTCTTATTGGCCGCTGGCGACAGGCGGCAGTTGTTACTCAGATTCCGCCGCTTTGTACAGACGAAGCATTGCGTCCGCCACACCTTCAGCATCAACGCCATGTGCTAACTCAGACAGTTTGCCAGCATACGCAAGCAGTTCTTCCGTGTTCACGCTCTCCACCTTGTCAACAAGCGACTCTACGAAGCGGCGAACGCCGCTGACAATCGCAGACAAGTCTCCGGTCACACCGGAGTTGGCAAGATTACGAGCACGACGATATTCCGCAGCATTGTCACAAAGGCCATACAGATACCCAATGAAGCCGCAAAAATCCTCAGTTGCCTCATCGTTTTCAAGAGCCAGCGCGTCATACAGCTCGTCCATCGCGTCAATATCAAGCAGTTTCTCGCCATCATCGTTGGCAGCTCCGCGAATCGGAATCGGCGGAACGTTGGTCATCATCTGAAGCACGGTTGCGTGGAACATCGGGTCGAAATACTCAGGCCGGAAATTGCCACTGTCATCAAAGCATCCGGCAAGAACGCGACTGATAAAAGCCGACTGCTCCGCGCATGACAGGCTCGTGCGCACTTCAACATCAAACTCCGCACCATCAAATTCGTAGTGTACTTTGACATACTTCGGAGCTTCTTTTGTTTTCATATATTTCTTCATAGTATCTACAGAAAGTTTCTTCATATATTAAAATTACCTCAACAATAGTTAGTTTTTTTAATTCTTGTCATACATCGCCGCAAAGTCAAAATCATCCGCGTGCTGGCTGACCCATCCACGATAGTTCTTCGTGAGCTTACAGACCGCAACACGTGAGTCACCATCAAACCAGTCCATATAACCTACAAAGCCACTACGCTCAGGGTTGGAATAAAGGTCAATCTGGCCGTCATGTCCGATAACGATGGTCTTACAATTATCATTGATTCGGGTCAAAACCTTCTTTAATTCATCGTAGTAGAAGTTCTGCGACTCGTCGATAATAATCACCTTGTTTTCAAAGTTCACGCCACGCAGAAATGTGTGTGTGACACACTCAATATAAGCCATGCCACATTTCTCATTCTGACCACCGTCCATGAACGCCGTATTCAGGTTGACACCAATCTTGTCAAGCGCCTGATAGAACGGTTCAAAATATGGTTCAGACTTTTCCTCAATCGTCCCCTTGAGATAACCTTGTTTCTGCTCTTGTGTAGGCGCGGCAACGTACACAATTCCGCTGTACAATCCATGCGCGCAAAGCAGGTTCGCCGTAGCCGTAGCAATCAGTGTCTTACCAGAACCGCTTTTCGCATTGCAAAACACAATACGCTTACTTTCATCCCAGATAGCATCGCGGAACGCTTCCTGATCTTTATCCAGCTTCAGCCCGTAAAAAGGATGCTCATTAAGCGTAACCGGAGCCTCGCCGATATTCATAGTCGTATTCTTCTTTGCCATATCTACCTCAAATCAGGTCGATGTCTTCAATGATTTCATCCGCGACGTTGTAGCGAATCATCTCATCCGAGAACAAGAACCAATCACGACGATAATTACTGTCGTACAGATCGCCCGGAATACTCGTGTGCGTAATGATATAATCTCGAATACGCTTCTCAAGCCCTTTCGTGAACTCAAGGTTGTCCAACATCTTGCCTGTCGTACCGTAAATGCCAGACGAGCCATCGTGAATCAGGCAACTCGTATTCTTAAAAATGTACCGCGTATCACCTGCCATCAGGAGCAGACCACCGGCACTATACGCCTTGCCAAGCGCAATCGTAATAACGGGTGTCTTAGACAGCTCAATCATGTCAACAACGTTCATGATGGTATTGAGATCTCCGCCATCTGAGTTAATGAAAATCTTAATGGGCTTGCGTTCATCAACCGGCTTGCCTTTATCCTCGATATTCCACTTGCGAATACACATCGACACCTCAATCATACTTTCGTCAACATCGTCATTCCAAAGAATTTCACGGTCTTTGAGGCGACGATAATATTCAAGCAGTCCGGGGTCTGGGAGCTGTTCTCCGAGAATGTTCTCTACATCGTCAAGACCCAACAGGTCGATGAAATCGGCGGATTTTTTCATAAAGTCTTCTCCTTGATTTTAATAGGAATGTTGTTTACTACATACCAGCCGATGCAACACGCGTCGGCCAGATTGTCGTTCTCAGTCTCAATGCCAAACAAGTCGTTTACAGCCTGTATGGAAAGGACTTTAGACTGCTTCTTTTGCGTAGCACTTTCCAATTGCTTGACTTTGGCTTTGATCTCTTTCTCACTTCTGCCACGTGCCATGCAGTAGTTCTGCCACTGCGACGGTTGAACCAAATCATAAAGGTATTCATTTTTCTCTGCGAGATTGATGAGTACACCCTGCAACTGTGCGAGTCTCTTAAAGCCTTGTGCGTTTACACGCAACTGAATGTCCTCGTAGAAAACCGCATCAATTCCTTGCGTGTTCATGATATTTTCTATCAGTACCTCGATATTTCTAACCGCCTTCGGAAATGTATATTTCTTGTTGTCAAACGACCATGTGCCATGCCCAATCAGTTCTTTTGACTCGTAATTAAACATCGCCCATGCCCCATGACGCGCTTGGTCTACCGCCAAAATCTTTATCGTATTCACCACCAATCTGAAAGTTCAGAAAAAGGGAGGACATTCGTCCTCCCTTCCTTAACTTAATCCGTCTTTGCCTCAACATCCTGAGCCGATTTATCGTCAATGACACCAAGTTCAACGGTAGTGCGCATTTTCTTCGCCTTGTCAGCGTTATTTTTCTCGTAGATTTCGTCCAGCAGAATTTCCACAGGCGGCTCATACACACTCGTGTGCAGAAAATCTACGCCGCGCTTGCGCAACGCACGGTACGCTTTCTTGGCATCACGATCGTACTCGTATGTCATCAGCGTAGTAAAAATGTAGTAGTGGTCTGCGGTGTCAGTATGGACGCGCCAGCTACGCTGCTTCTCGCACGAGTAACACGTCTCGTACACAGCGCCGCAGACCTTGCAACGTCTCTGCATAATTGCTCTCCGATTACTTATTGAAGAGGACGTAGCACAGTTCCTCGTCATCGGAACAGTAATCCTTCAGAGCGCTGAAGGAGAACGGGTGCGTACCCTCAGTAGTCAGGTCGATAGAGAAGTTGTTGTCAATCTTGGCCTTCGGGAACACGATGGAACCGGCACGCTTGACAGAAGCGTTGCAGACATCGCAAGCAAGAATGTCAACGATGTACTCAGCGGCCTCAGCATGATTCTCCGAACCATCCGTGACCTTGATCGCATCTTCGGCCTCGTACTCATAGAGCACACCGATCTGAGTACCAGCAAAACCAGTAGGCAGAGTGATAACAGTATCGGCAATAGAAGCCTTGTCCGTGCCAGAGCCGACCTCGATGGTGGACTCGATGTTCTTGTCCGAAGTGATCTTGTAAACGACGGTCGGAGCGACCTTCGGCTTATGCGTCATGGTTGCCTTGCCGCCCTCAACCTTCAGAATCTCAAAGGTCTTGCCAGTGACCTTGGCGGTGCTAGAACCGGCCTGCACTTCAGTGCCGAGCTGCGCAGCCATCAGAGGCATCGACAGCAAAGAACCCTCGCCAGAGAAGTTCACACCCTTAGCGGTATCAAAACGAGCGATAAGCACGCCCTGAGCATCTGTCTTGTCGGTTGACTCACCGGTGAACTCGATAGACGGACTCTCAATGCTGGTAAGCGTCCAGTCAACAATGCCAGTCTCAAGATTGACCTGAGTCACACGACGCACTTTATCAATAACAAAAGTGTTCGCAGAAAACATAATATCTCATCCTTTCAAACACAAAATTAAGGAGAACTATTTCAGTTCTCCCATCCAGTTAAATTCTTCTTTTTTTATCTTTTTCACTTCTACACAGCCGCTATAAACGCCATGCATAAGATTATCGTAGTTAACACGCTTTTGAATCCGTCGCACAGAGTCCATAAACGCCCCGATTGGTAACGTCCAGACATCATCATACCGATACTTGAACTCAGCGCAATTCGTCAGCGATGAAATTAAAGGCAATAAAAAAGAACTGTACGGCTTTCTAGCCGCCAGTTCTCGCTCATCCTTTTCATCTTCTATCATTGCGTCTTTTGTAAACTCGTCGTATCCGACATCGACGTTCTTTTCAAAGCAGTGCATTTTTCGCAGAGCATCTGTAATTAAAAAGTGAATCGCCCGATCAATCACCACACCATCTTTGTTCCGCAACACAATTTCTTTTGTATTCGGATTGATGGCTGGCACAAATGACGTCCAGTCCAGATCACCAAACAAAATGCTCATATCTGATTCACGAAACGCAAACGACAACTGTACGAATAACTCAAACTCATCAACAGCATCCCAATAGATGCCCAGATTCTCATAAATATCTACTTTGTGGTCAGCAGGTGTGGAGCAAATTGACCGAACTAGACCGAAATATTCTTTTTCGCCGTAGTCGCTGATTTCACCAAGCGTCGGTTGATGAAGCGTTATCTTTGAGTTGATTTCGTAGTCGCCGCCACGAAAGATTTTAAGATCGTCCGTCACAGAAGTTCTGCCCTCCGGTTTATCTCATGAGTGGTAAACGGAATTTCCCAGCCGTAATAGCCGTTGTTGAACTGTACCTCTTCTGCCACTCCGATTTTAATGCCGCCATAACCAAACAGCGGTGTATCGCCGTTATTAAGAATCTGGTCGATTTCGTCTGCAAGCAAATCCGCCCGCGACCCTTGAAGTAAATCAATCTGGTCTTGGTTGCAAATTACATAAACGATAATCGCCACTTCTTTTACGACGTCCGTATCGGCATAAACCACGCGACTGCGCATCGTGATATAATTCCCATCCACAGTTGTCGTGTCTGGGATATAGAAGTGCGTCTTTACGAGCTTTGCCGCAGGACTCTTACTGCCTAGCTTAACATGGTCGAAATTCGCCACGTTATTGCCAGTATTAACAAGAAGGTCACACACCTTTTGATTTTTCAAAATCGCCTCACGCAATTTCTGCTTCTGCTGGATCATTGCATCAAAATGCGGCATCGCACGCACCTCCCTTACATATTCACAATATCAATCTTGATTTCTGCCTTGATGCCATGTGCCTCATTTGACACACGCACAACGACAGTCTCCCCCACATTTGCCTTATCAGGCTTAGCATCAAGAATGATTTTTCTGCCGAGCACGTCAAAGGACTCGATGGCATCCGTACCGGACACAAGCTCGACATTCAGCACGGAGATGTCTGCATCAACTCCGCCTGCATTTTTAAACACAATTTCAATGTTTTTGCTCTCGCCGACAGCAAGTAGATTGTCCCCATCAGAATCAATCAGACGGAGCGTATAAGCACCAGTGTCGCCAGCCGGATCATTGCCTTGTTCTGCCTTTACAAAATCAGCGACCATGTTTTCCTTGCTGTCTGTCGCCTCGTTGAATTGCGTCTCAATGACAGACCACTGAAGGATACCGTCATCCGCATATTCATCGCCGACAGCATAAGAGGTCGCGTCTACCTGCGTCACACGGAACACGGTCGGATTCGCGCGATTCCTGTCCATGATAATCCTCAGAGACGTATCGCACAAAACCGTTTCCTCGTTCATCGGCACATACACAAGATGCTGCGCGTCGCCAACCGTCATATTGGTTTTCGGACGTTCACCCGTACCATACTGTGTGGAGTTCAGGCAATACACCGGGTAATCCACAATCTTGCCGGTCAATGGCGAAACAAAATGAATCGTATACTTGCACTTCCAGAGAACAGCCTTTTCATAAATCCGGTTGTTGTCGGGAAGCGAGTTCACCATCCACCATGCGCCATTTGCCTTGATGTACTGGCCGCAATGCAGTACACCAATGTTGCAGAGAATCTGCCGGACAAGCGTACTGCTCTGCGCATCACCAGTTACATTCTGAATGATAGCGCGTACAACTTTGGGCGTCTTCGCAACACTCTTATCGTATATCTCAACGTCACTCCCGACAAAGGAGTCGAGCACTTCATTGAAACCATCTTGACCATATGCCCAGAATTCATCGTCCTCATATCCGCTATTAAAAAGCGGTCGGATCATCTTGTACCAGCTCTTTGATTCTTCAGACATAGGCCACCTCAATGATAGGCAGGTGTTTTCTGACGGTGCAGAAGTGACTCGACACGAGAAATCTGATCGTCCAATTCCTGTTTGGTCACACGCTTTGTCGCGTCTTGTCCAGTAAGCGTAACATCCTTACCATAGATGCCGTTCAGTGCCATGACTCTGCTGAGTTCGCGTTGCAGATAAGACACATACATCATCTGGGCGAGTGTTCTCACGACCAGCTTATCGACATTCCCGGAGAACTCACCAGTTTCAGGGTCATAGCCAAGGTCAGTGCCAACGTTAAGTTCATAGTCGGTCACTGCCGTAAGCAGCCATTCCCTTTCCAGTCCCTCCGGAATATCGAATTTTGTCTGCGGCATTGAATGGAACTGGACTTCCACATCTTCAAATTTCACCATCAACACCACGCCTTTCTAAGCGGAAATCTTACAGCGATGCGGTCGATGCCAGTTCTCGCAGAGCATCAACTTTCCACGCTGCCACGCTATCAGAACCGGCTTCTTCCGCCAATGCAAGCAGCGTCTTTTTCTCGGCGTTTGTCTTCACAAGTTCGTTAAGCCGCGCCTGAAATTTTGCCTTTGTATTGATAGCAAGCAGCCCCCTAACCGCCTCGGCGTCCAGTTGAACCGGATCCAGCGGCGCACTTTCGTCAAGGCCAAAAAGCTCACGACGTTGCGCCTCATCGACAATCTGGATTCTTGCATGACTGCCAAGGCCATCCTCACCAGTGAACATTTTATTATCCACCTGAATCTGAGACTGAACCTCATCAAAAGACAGCAGAGCAAAATTCTTCGCCTTACGAGGAATCATAACAGAGCCGACGCCATCAATTCTCGAAAAATACAGCGGCCAATCGCAAAGATTATTCACGCGCACATTGTTTTTTGCCATTAAGAAATATCCACCTTAATATTAAATTTGCGCGGGGATTATTCGCCCCGCGCATTGAATGAACGGCCGTTAAACGGCCAAAAGATTAGAGAGTCGGAACCGCGAAGTTAGTATCGGACAGGAGGCCAATCTGGTCTTCCATACCCTCAGCAACGCCAGCACCAATCTCGATATCGAAACGGGTAAGATGCTGACGAGTCACGATATCCTCGCCGGTCATCGTGGTCATGCCGCCACGCTGGAAAATCTGAAGCGGGGACACATTCCCCTTCGGGATAAAGAACATAAGACCCTCCGGCATATACAGCTCGTAAGAACTCTTGTCCGCATTCATCTTCGTCCAGTTGAGAGCGTTAGGCGTCTCAACAACAGCAGCGCCATTGTACATGGAGATGAGTCCGGTCTTGTTAATCTCATCAGTCAGAGCCTCAGAGCCAAAACGCACAGTCTTGGCATCAACTGTCTGGAAGCCAGCAAAGCCGTTGAGCTGCGACACGACAGAGTAGTCACCGCAGATAGCAACCTTGCCATACCGACGCATGACCTTCAGCATATCGTCAACAGCAGTCTTGGCAATACCGCTAGACTCAGCAAAGTGCTTCACGCCCTTGGCATTTTTCAGCGCGTCATACAGCTTGGCGATGACATAGTAAGTAGCCTTGTTCATCATATCGGTCTGCACCTGAGCCATACCCTCAGCAACAGAACCGTCAAAGTTGCCGGACTGAAGCTCACGATAGTCAACCGCAAAGCCACCAGAGATGCACTGGGTGGCAATCGGGTACTCACGGTAGTTCAGAGCCGCGAACGGCACATCGCCGCTAGAAGCCTGGAAGCGGCTATCAACGCTCTCGTAGTTATAGGTCTTCATATACGGAGCCTCGTTGAAGCCGATGCGCTTAAACGAACCCATGAAGTCGAACAGACGAATACGCTCAAGCAGCTTCGGCTCGATAGCAAAGCGAATAATCGCGTTCATCTCAGAGACGGCCACGGGATCGTTAGCCATCGCACGAGAGCTGATTTCCTTAATCTCATTCACAGCCTTGTCAACGAGTTTTCCGTCAACAGAGGGAGTCTTGCCAGCGGCAAGAGCAGAGAAAACCTCAACGATAGGAGAGGTCTTTTTCACACGGTCAGTGGCAACGTCAGTCACGTTGTTCACAGTATTGATTTCAAAAACACTGTTCATAATCTTATCCCCCAATCAATTTTGTTCCGCTCAAGCGACGCGGATGACTGCGAGGACGCCAGCGCCACGATACGCAGTCAGGCCAATGATCTCAAAATAGATCTTGTAGCCATCAACAGAAGTAGCCTTTTCCAGCTTGCCGCCGACACCGAACACGAGCTTATCAGCCACGGCCAGCTCAGAATACGCAGTCGTAATCTCCGGAGCTGCGAACTCGATCTCAAGGTTGGCAACAGAAGTCAGGTCGTCAGCACGGACATACTCATCCTTGAGCACGACAACGGAATCCTCAAAATTGTGGATTTCGGGACGGTCATTGATATTGGAAACGATGCGGAAGCAACCCTTCGCATCCTCGGCGCTCGCCGGGAGTTTCGCGGTCTTAGCAACGCGGTCAAGAATAACGCCCATGCCGACAGCCATGTCAGCATCGGCCTTGCAATACGGGACGTTCTGCACGCCCTTGAAAGCGCCAATAGTCTTGTATTTCATAGTAAATTCCTCCAATTTTAATTAAAAGACAGAAGCGTCTTCGGACTCGTCAGAGCCATTAGAATCTTCGACGATAGAAAAAACGTCGATCTGAGAATTGATTTCATTCACTTTCTGCTCACGAGACTTGCGAACCATCTCCGTGCAAATCTTGCCGATGATGCTGTTAATCTCGATGCTGGCTGGGTCAGCCTGATAAGCCTCAATTTCGGCCTTAGCAATCTCACGTTGCTCATCGGTATACGGCTCAAGAGCGGAGTTCAGCTCATTCAGCGCCTTCTCCTTCTCCATCGCATCGATTTTCGCGTTGGCCTCCGCAAGACCAGCCTCCTGAGCCGCACGAGCTGCCTCAGCAGTAGTGAAGTCAGCGTGCAGACGCTCAATCTCCGCGTCCTTCTCTGCAATGTCGGCTCTCAATTGGTCGATTTCAGCCTGTTTCTCCTGAACCTTTGCAATATACTCGTCCCACTTAGAGTTGGACTCGACAACGGCAGAATTGATGATCTCGGTCAGTTCACTCTTCATGTTCTCATCCATTTGTTCTCGTTCTCCCTCCTTGCTTGTTTGTTTGCTATTTAACTCCATGATGATTGCCGAATCATCAGCCGGTTTAATACCAAGGATTGCATAGCCGCTGTAATCGTAAAACTGCGGCACACGCCCTTTCTCTTTCCAACCATCGGAGTAAATAATGTGATTATCATTTTCTGGCTTACCAACAATTTCGACAGAACCCTTTACGACAGATTCCTTCATGCTCTTTCTCAGCCATTCAACGAATTTCGGATAACGCATCTCATCCAGCGTACCCTCTGCTATTAAAACGCGCTTCGTTTCACCGTCAATTTCAACGTCATCAATGTAAGCGCTATCAAAGTGCCCAACCATCGTCGCATCTTCAAAAAGCGGCAAATTATCTTTGATGTCAGTCAGGCCGTGCCCATACGGTGCGTCCCTATCCTCTGTCAAAAACTCTGCAACAATAGACATACCATTGATAGACTCCATGTTATTCTTGACGTATTCTTCATTCCACGAGATGCCATTATGCTGATAATGCGATTCGTCCGGGTGAATCTCATGAAGCACAACTTTAATCGGTCTACGCCCACTAATCGTCTGCTGATTGGCAACCTCATAAATGGGCGTCATCCTTTCCAACCCATCCTGCAAATTCCCTCACCCCCTCACTTAGCTTGATGGTGACGGGCTTGCATTCCCGTTGTTGGCTTGTGTAGACGCACTGCTCGGATTCGTAGCCGGTTCTCCATCAGAGCCGTCCACATCATGATCGGGTGCGTCTTTCCCCGTGACCGTAAACGATGTCTTGTGAACCGGGTACTTGTTTTCAAAGTCTTCCGCCAGCTCAAAGTCCATAAGCGACAGATAATCGTCAGCGTTCATGCCGATGGACGCAATCCACGCTTGCAAGCTGCCCTTGCCTCTCGAATACAGATCGGCAAGATTCTTTACCATCTTGTCACGGTTAATAAAAGTAACGGGCAAGACGCGGAACTCAATGTTGTACGTCTTGTCCTGAATAATATTGTAGTTAATGCACTTGTTCAGTTCCTCAACGATAGCCTCAATCCATGTGTACACATTCGTTGCGACGATTTCCATGTTCAGCGTCGCAGTCGCATAGTTGCCGCTAGAGCTGCCATTCAGAGCAGCCGCAGAGAAGCCAATGTCCTCATTCACGTCTTCTTTAATTGCATTCTCATTCTCTTCATCCAGCAGAGAAATATCGACAGGGAGTCTGTCCATCTTTGTGCCGGATGCCAGCGAGAAGAACGAAACGCCAGTGCCGTTTGCACGTTGCGTAAGCGCCTGTTTTACCGTGTCGTGCTGCGCCTGCTGTTGCGCCTGCGTTAGAGCAGATGTACCCTTGTCCTTGCCTTCAGGGAAAGTCTCATAGTAAATCTGATTGTTCACAGTGTCGAGCACGCGACGTTTGGTATCAACAAAATATTTAGCGTAATCTATATCATCAAGTGCAGCCACTGCAAACGGGACACCATACGGGTCGCTCTGCTCACTCTTGATTTTGGTTGCGATCGTCTTGCGCCAGTCAAGACGCACCCAACACGCACCATTAGTAAATTCATGAGCAGTATACTTTTGATACGCATCACGAATCTGTTTCGGGAAGGCTTGCAGTTTCCGCTTACGATTGTCCTCGTCGGTTATTTCATCAAAATACCGGAGATCAAACGCTAACTCATAACAATTATTGCGGCGACCAACGATTCGCGTATATTCAATCGGTAAAGGAATTACCGTTGCATTTACACCAGTTGCATTGATTTCTGTGATGTTGCTCACATCAACATCACTCAGCATAGAACTTTGCACGGGATTCGCAGTCTTTGTCTCCATGTACGCGACATACATACCGTCTTTCGCATCACGAAAAATCGCATCACGAATTACTTCTTTGTATCGCAACGAACGCAAAACGCTATTCATCTTATCCGCCTGCGCTTTATACCCGTTTCTTTTTGCGCCATGCTTTTTCGGCCTCGCAACCACGACATAATCAAGTGAATGGAGGCTTGCTAGGCTGTCAATCGCCGTTGTGACCGTGCCATTTGAGTAGTACGCCCACTGCGACCACTGGCGAAGTTCCTTGATATTATGTTGCGGGTCTTTCGCCATGCGCAGAACATCGTCCGTAGAATACGGTGCTGATTTACGCCGGTTGTATCCAACCATCATCAGATAGGCGGAGCCGATTTCTGTATTCCAGTTGTTGCCGTCAGCCGGTAACTGAACGCTCTGCTGTTCGCTTACGTCCTGCACAGCCTTTTCCGGTTCAGAGTCAAGGCCAAAAAGCCTTGCCCAAAAACTGTTTGCCAAAAGCATTTCACCCCCATTCTTTAGTTAACAAGTGTCAAAAATTCATAATCCGAGTTGTCTGCGAACAGATCCTTTTCCAACAACTCAGCAAAGTAATTACCATACGACAAGGACGTATATCTATCCTTGCACATACCAGAGCGTTCCTCTATTTTGATGGCATTTGTCTGCCCCATCAGCGTATACTCAAGCGCAATCATCTCATTGATAAGAGCGCTGGTTTCAAGATAAGGACGCTCATAAAAAAGCTGCGTATCCACATCCGCAGTCGCATATTCAGGCACATATCTCTGAATTTCTTCAATGCCCTCCTGCTGGTTGATAAGCAACTCACACATCTTATTCTGCAATGTTGTTCTCATACAAACAGCAATTTCGCTGTTCATCTTCAAACTCGCCTTGATTGAGAAAAGCACAGGCCGCTGTCCGGCAATGACACAACGTGCAGCCAAGTCCTTGTCGTTCATGCACGTCCACGGCGGATACTCAACATTGCGCTCTTCATCATAAAGCACCTTGGCAAGAGAGTCGTATATACTTACCATTTGTTATCCCGTTGGCTTTTTATCCAACGGCTCTACCGGTTGACTTCCCAATAGATCAGCATACCTTTTTGCCATGACTCAAGATGAGTTTTAGGCAGCGCGAACTCGTGCAGACGTTATATTCCGACAAGTCGGGTTCAGTCTGTATGCGTTGCGTGTGACTATGGCGTTACCCATAGCCTTCCACTCGGATTGGCCTCTCAGCTTCCCCGCTTTCTTTCGCGCTTTGTCAACACACGTTTCCGTGTGAAGGGGCATAAGTATACCCGCATTTCTGGTATCAAGCACGCAGTAATCTGCATCAAAGTCCGTAAACAACTGTTTGATTCTGATTGCCTGCTTGCTCGTTTCAAACTCTGTCTGTGCTTCAAGATAAACGACTTGACGGCGATACCCTTGCTTGACAGCAACATGGTCGCCGCTTACGTCAGACGATTTATACTCTTTGCTCTCAGGCAAAAGCCTGATGCACGTAAAAATAGAGTTGTCATTACCACTACCGCCCTCTGGGGCAATATCGCACGAAACAACTCTGACCTCTCCCTCTTGCTTCGGGAGAATATATTTGTTTTTGACTCTGCTTGCTACATCCACATTACGGCGCGGATAAAACGGTCGTTTCAAGACGCGATTCTTATTCAGCATCTCATATGTGAAATACGCATTCGTGTTCTCTGCAATCATGTAGTTTTCATACTCGATTTGCCACGAAACCGTATCTAGCTTCTTCCGTTCTCTGATTAAGAAGTTTCGCGTTTTAATTGTGTGTTTTAAAGCAATCGAGTAGTCCATAGCAACTACAATGGCATCATCATTTGTAATCATACTCTTTGTAAAGAGTTTGATTAACCCCCACATCCAATGGCTTCGATACCATGCAGAGCTGATATAGATTTCCTTTGGCTCTTCCACGAGCGAAGCATAATCGCTGTGCTTCTGGATAAACGGAACTTGACGAATGACAAGAAACGGAGAAAGAACACGGTCGATGACTTCCTTATCAATGACACGGAACTCTTCGTAAATATTGACCGTAGCACGACGGCCACGAGCATTATCATTCGCTGTGACAACCGACACAGAAGACCCATTTTTGAACGTGACTTCAATGTCATTCTGGCTGTCTTTAATCACGTCTATCTCTTCTTGTAGTAATGGCGAATTTGGCAAAATCTCTTTTCTGATTTTTTCAGAGACAATTAGTTTTGCCTGTCCTTTTGTGCCTGACGCCACAACTACCTTTGTACCCGGTCGCAAAATAGCTTCCTTGCACGCCCACACTGCAATCAAAAATGACTTCGCCGCAGATCTGGCAGCTACAATACAGATGCTCGGATAGTAATCCATCAGCATCAGAATAATGTGCTGATAGAGATGCAACGTAATCCCAAAATAATATTCAACAAATCTGCCGGGATTTCGCCGCCAAAACGTCATCCACAGAAGCACTTTCTTTACATGGTTTGGGTCGCCAAGATAGCTGTTCTGCGAGAAATTTTCATGCAAATGTTTTTGGCGGTCATCCATAAGTTTGTCATAATCGAGAGGTTTTTGCTTTGTCGCCACAAAATCACCCCTCAGTCTCAGACAAGTTGAACTCCTTATCCAGCTCCTTAGAGCCGGTCAGCAGATTCTTCAACGGACGCTTTATAAAGCGGTCAACATACTCTTTAAGGTAATCGAAATCTTTATAAAGTTTCTTGTCCTTATAAAATTCAGCAGGAGTAAATTGCTCAATATCTCGATATAGGACACCGAGCGGTTTCAATTCCATTTCAGCTTCAACCTTGCGCTTGCGGTCTTCAATCTCCGTAGTCGCAGCCTCAATCAACTGCTTGTACGAGTTTGCAAGAGCACCAACACCACCGGCGTCAGAGCGCGTTGCTTTTTGCAGGTTCAACTTCATATAGCAGATCGTCACATAAAGTTCCTCTTGACGTTTGTCTTCAGGCTCACCATATTTCGTGACCCAACTGTCGTACTCATCCTGCAAAGCCTGATACTCACCCTCTTTAAAGCCAGTACCAAACCGCTTTACAGTATCAACAGGGACTTCAATATCTTCGTTCTGCTCTACCTCTTCTACGGTTTCAGCATTCTCGACGTCAGCTTCCCACTGACGCACAAGTGTGTCTGAATATGTTGTCGCACCACTCACCGCACGCAAATTCAAGCGAGACACATACACACTGACTCGATTTCGCGGTTTGCCCTCTGAGCGATTGCTGATTTTGCGCGACATCGCCCAAATGTCTTTGTCAAAGTACATATCTGTTATCTGACAGATACGTTCCGCCGCAGCATCCTCATCTCCATCATAAAACTTGACATATTGCTCATACAATTCCGCAATACAGTTTCTACAAATAGACAGATACCCGTTGTTCCCCTTATAAATAGGAGACTTTGACGCAGAAAAGTTCGTCTCTTGCTTCTTGTATTTGTGGCCGCAGCAAGTACACCGGTATACATCGTCGCTTTCCACAATCGGTTCAATCTCAACCGGCTTTGCACTCTTTACGACCTTCTTTTTTGCCGTCGTTGCCCTTTTCGGCCTTTTGGCAGGAGCTTTCAAATCCTTGTATGCCACGCCCACACCACCCTTCGTTTTAAATATAGGAAACCCCGGCCATTTACGGCCGGGGTCAAATTCGTTTTTAGAACGTTACGCCCATTCATCTTCCTTCATGGCTTCCTCATTTGTATATTTCATATACATCCTCCATCTTTTTACGCGTCATGTCTTTAATGACATAGTCAATCTTGCGCGCAACAGTCACGAAATCACACGCGTCATACCCCTTCGTTGTCATTGCCGCAGTACCGATTCTCACGCCAGACGTCTGCATTGGGGAACGTGTCTCATTCGGAATGCAATTCTTATTAAGTGTGATTCCGTGCAGGTCAAGTTCATCCTGGACTTCTTTCCCTGTCAGTCCGGTTTCAGTCAGGTCAAGCAGAAACAGATGGTTGTCCGTACCACCCGTCACGACCTTATAGCCGAGCCGAATAAACTCATCACACATCGCCTTGCAGTTGCGAACCACACGATGAATATATTCTTTGTACTCATCAGTACACGCCTCTTCGGCGGCGACAGCCTTACCAGCAATGACGTGCTGAAGCGCACCGCCCTGACAGCACGGGAATACAGCACTGTCCACTTTCTTTGCAAGCTCAGGACGGCAGAAAATCATGCCACCGCGCGGGCCGCGCAACGTTTTATGCGTCGTTGTCGTGATAATATCGGCAAGACCAAACGGGGACGGATGATCTCCAGCAACAATGAGTCCGGCAATATGTGCCATATCCACCATGAAATACGGCTTATACTCGTCAGTCGAGTTCGCCTTAATAATATTATAGATGCGATCGAAATCAATGATGCGACTATAAGCAGATGCACCAGCAAGAACGAGAGCCGGATTACACTCTTTGATTTTGCGGTCAATATCGTCGTAGTCGATGAAACCGTTTGCATCCACGTTGTAAAACACTGTGTTAAACAACTTGCCACTGAAATTCACGCCAGAGCCGTGCGTGAGATGTCCGCCGTTATCAAGACTCATAGCAAGAATCGTGTCGCCCGGTTTTAGCACGCTAAAATAAGCGGCCATGTTGGCCTGAGATCCAGAGTGCGGTTGCACATTGACATGATAGTCAGTGTTAAACGCCTCGCGCCACTTATCACAGCAATACTCTTCCAACTCATCGACATACCGACAGCCACCGTAATAGCGACCTTTATTTCCAGACGCTCTTACGGCCGGATAGCCCTCAGAATACTTATTCGTTAGGCATGAACCAACAGCCATCATAACGTCTTCAGATACGAAATTCTCACTTGCAATCAGCTCACAAGTGATTTTCTGACGGCACTTTTCTTTTTCAATAATATCAAAGACTCTCGACTGCAAAAATTATAATCCCCTTTGCAAAATATTTGGAATGGCGGAGAGTGAGGGATTCGAACCCCCGTGGCGTTGCCGCCTAACGGTTTTCAAGACCGCCCCGTTGTGACCGCTTCGGTAACTCTCCACATTTGAGCACTAATTACAATTCGCTAACGTATCGCGTGTAAGATACAAATACCTGATATCACGCACATAGTCATGGACATACATATTTGAATCGGCGACACAGACCTTCGTATTTCCATACTCAAGATTCTGGAAATCATCGACCGTATGCAACGCACCATCCCTATCCACATAGGTGAAAGCATATCGCAACTCGGTTCCTTTTGACCTCCCGAAAGTATCTGTTTTCGTGTACACATATTGATTTACAGACAGCACTTCGTATGTGTACGGCGTATACGACCGACATTTCCCATCACTAGAGTAGTTTTCTGCCAAAATATACAGGAATTCGGAAATTAGAAGCAACACGAAAAATGCAATCACAGCACAGAAGACCTTGTCGCCACGAGTCATGTTCCCAATCCTTCCTTTGTTGTGGTGCCGGTGGCCGGACTCGAACCGGCACGCCTTGCGGCACTTGATTTTGAGTCAAGCACGTCTACCAATTCCATCACACCGACAAATTCGGCGATTAGCAGCGCATTGAGCCTACGCAACTAACCGCCTCTCCATACGCGATTGAAAACAAGAGTCATCACTGTGCTCATCTCAGCAATGAGACTCCCCAAAAGCAGCACGATTTCGCTACTTTTACACACGACCCAACATGATACGCTTGCTTTAGCAGAGGCTTATTGGGTTGGCACAAACGGCCATTGGAGCTTCCAGACGGACTCGAACCCCCGACCTGCTGATTACAAATCAGCCGCTCTACCACTGAGCTATAGAAGCAGGGAAATGGCGTTTTCTTTCGGCATCTGCCTACATTGCCCTGTGGAAACCGCCCAACCCTTGTTTAAGGTTGACACTCCCCATGCCTAAAGGCAGGGAATTCTCGCTTCATTGATCTTTGCCTATCACTAGGTCTTACATGATCTCCACGAGCTTAAATTCGGACTTGTCCAGCCCTACTGTATGGTGGGCTTTGAGGGATTCGAACCCCCGACCATCTGATTATGAGTCAGCCGCTCTAACCATCTGAGCTAAAAACCCTTGTGGCTGGGACGGCGGGATTCGAACCCACAATATCAGAGTCAAAGTCTGATGTGTTGCCATTACACCACATCCCAATATCGCAAAATATATTATGCATTTCGGATAACTCGCATATTTAATATACCACGAGAATCACGACATGTCAACAACTTTTTAGGCATTTTGGATATTTCCAAACATATACTTCACGACAGCACAATGCCTCTCGGCGTCAAGGATTTCAAGTCAATGGCCTTTCTCATTCCGCGACGTTGAGCTTTCACCGGCAGTTCGCAAACTTTGGCGGGAATATTTTATTTACTTTTCAGATTCCGACTCAGGCTCTTTGCAATACATATGCTCGACCTTCTTGCCAGTTTTCACAGATTCCTTCAACAGATCGCCAGGCGTAAACGTGATGACCGGGTAATCGTCATACGGCATAGGCAGAAGCGTTTTCGGATCAGTGCCCATACGCCCCTTATGCATTTTCACATCAAAGGCTCCAAAGCCCCTAATGACAACACGCTCTCTCTTGATAATGGCATCAGAAATAATCTCAAAAATATCGTCAATGACATATCGGCTTTGAGATTTTCGATAACCAAGATCATAAAGTTTATTTACAATATCAATTTTCTTTATTTTAGTTCAACCTTTCTAACTGGATTTGCTATGTTATTCGATTTTCACATTGATGAACTCAAGCACTTCTTTCATGCCAAGACCGCCTTCATCCCACGGCTTCATGCAATAATTCCACAACTTGGGATGTGTAATTTTGAGACGCTGGAAACGGTTGGGTTCTTTCTCAAGATGGCATCCAAATCCACAAAACACACAACCTGTTCTGTCGCACATAGTCGTTCTCAACTTGCCATTCTTATCCTCAACGATGTCTCCATATACAGAAGCATAGGGAATGTTACACTCCTTGATATATCTCAACACGTCTTGATCCGTCCAAAACGACATAGGTTGAGAGGTAGGACGAACAACATCGAATGCGTTGCATCCATTCTTCACCCAAGCATTTTCCCTCAATCTGCTTTCGGAAGCCATCGTCGCAAGAATTGGCACTTTACCAGTACGCTTCTCAAAACACTTTGAGGGATTCTTTTTCATGATTTGACAGCACATATGAGAAATAGGAATATCTGAATCTTTTAATGTAGACCACTTAATAACAGAAAACCTGCCGCCATATTTGACGTCATGTTCATTTCCAACAATAAATTTTTGAGCGACCTTTCCATTCGGATTGCGACGCGCGACATCAATATATCTTGCGACCTCTTTGCTTATAATAGGATAGCCATACGTCTTAATAACCGTCCGAAAATCCATCTCCGGTCTTAATGCTGTCACATTCTCCTTTGATAAAGCGAACTGCCGCACCTCTGGATATTCCAATCCCGTGTTGATAAACACGGCTTCAATGTCCGGATAAATACGACGTGCAATGTCAAGTAATACCGTGCTATCTTTTCCACCTGAGAATGAGACGTAAACCTGTCCATTAAATTTCTGATACCATTCGATGATGCGTGTCTGCGTCACTTGAATCTTTCGCTCAAGCGGCCACGACTGCATCTCTTTTAGGTCTTCTTTCGTGTGCTTGTTCTCTATTATTATTCAGTCCTTTAATCAAGTCTAATTTGATACGTTGCATCCTTGCCCTCGCGTTCATTGAGCACGAGCATCAACTGTCCCGGAGCAGAATACAGACGTTTATTGTTGGCGTATTCATCAACGCCGCAAAGACTAGGCACGATCATTGAGTCAATGCCAAGTTCCTCAAATTCTTCGATATGATGCTTGTCGGCAAGAATCACGTAGTCAATCCCGCTGCCATACTTCTTCATAAACAGCGTATTGAGTTTACGGCCAGCATCACGCACAGAATCAAGGTCGCCATGCGTCGCGCAAACCTTGTAGCCGCAGACGTCAAAGTATAGAAACTCATAATACTCCGCAGACGGAAATACAATGTCAATTCTGTCTTTAAGGCGCTGCTGAAGCCACCACGGGATCAGCCGTTCCATGTTGTCAGCATGGATACTATCTTTCTTATCCTGTACCGTGCGGAGGTGATTACCGTATGTCGCATGGACAACCGTCTCATCAACACAATCAGCAAGACGAGAAATTGCCTGTGCCATAATCTCAGACACCTGCATGACCTGATCGCACACAAGTTCCTCGGACGCGACGCGGCAAGATGTATGAATCGCTCCATGAGCTGCGTCGCCAAGGAGCACGACGTGCAACCGTTTGCATTCATGCAGGAGCAAACGATTCATTACCTTAGATACGAACTTTTCAACTCGCTCACGACAAACATCTGTGTCATAGTGATTCCAAATGTTGTCCGCCACAAGACCGTAATGCCAATCAGCAAACACAACAATAGCTTCGTTATCACCATAATGAATAAATTCTTTCTGCTCGACAAGAGGGTGCAGTTCATTCAAACGATTCGCCGCATCCACAAGTTGGTCTTCAAGGTGCTCTTCCCTACCGAGCTTATCCACGAGCTTATTAAACTCACGTCGCTGGTCAAAGAACTTCCTTGCCTCTTTGCGCATCTGACCGATTTTCACATCAATCTCATCAGCGTAATTGCCGCCATCTGTAACCTGCTCACAGGCGTATTTCTTTTTGAAATACTGCATAACAGCGTAACCGGAATACGGAGTCGTGGACGCAGCCTTGCGAAGACTGTCTCTGTGAATATTGAGGTCAAGCGCCTCAACGATGTCTTGCCAGTCGAGATCATCGGGCGATTCCTCGACTTTGATGGAAATCAGCCTTAGACCATACTCATAATCGTTTTCATTTTCATGCTTTGCATATTTCGGGTTCACACACGCACCACCCATCAACGCCGCTTGGCGGCATGCGTTTCAATCACTCTCGACTGTCGATACGCTCTCAGCGCTCGCATAAGTCTAGGTTCTTCGACGCAATAATAGTGGCCGCGCTTCGAGTCTTGTTTCATCGTGCGCGGATACGTCTTGTGCGGGAACTGCTTCATCAGTGCCATCTTCTCATCCTTAGTGATAGGAACCAAAAATCAATCATCCTTTAACAACAAAAATAGGATGGAGAATTTCTTCCCCATCCTATATGACCACAAATTGACCAATCTAAAAAACCTAGTGTTTTCAACGGTTTCTGCAATCAACTACAATACGAAATCTTGCAAAATCGCAAATTTTTGTGCATTTTTAACGAAAATTCACGCTGTTTTTGTTGATAACAGAGGGACTTTACGATACCTGCGACCGTAGATTTCAATGGTTCCGGCATCCGTTTGAACGATTCCTTGCAACGGTTCTCGCCGTTCTTCAAGCAAGCTGACGAAATTGTCATTCGGGATTGAGAACAACATGGAGAACAAGCTGCGCGAAATATCCTTGTTCGCCGGATCTTCAATCGCCAGCAACAGACGATACGCCGTGTTCGGATTTAGATGGATTGCCTTGATGTACTGCTGGCACTCGTCTTTGATTTCAGCCGTCATAATAGCCTTCATCTCATTGTCAAGCCCATCGTCCGTACTATTCCAGACTGCTTTAACTTGATCTCTCATGTTTCGCACGAGGCCAAGGATCCGATTGACTTGCGGATACCACACACTCTGCCGAGACTCATTCGGTTTGAGCAGGTCAGAGAACGGAATCGTCTCAGACTTGTAATTCGGATTTCTGTTGCCATTCAAACAATGCTGAAGATAATCCATCGACGTATCATGGAACCGATAGTTCTTCTTCTCGCTATCGTAATACCCTTTCATCCGCGCAATCTTACCAAAGAAATTCGGCTTGATTTGCCGTCCACGCTCATCGTGCTCGCAATATTTCTTTTTCAGTTTTTTGATTTCTGCGACACTATCAACTGCAAATTCTTTCTTCGCCTTATCGCTTCTTGCTCTCTGCGTTCGCTACACGCAAATACAAACGCAAGAATTAGACTATATCTTCACGTACATGACGTGCTGACCGCTTTGCTCCGCTTGAAGCTACTCCCATAACGAGATAGTCGTTGAACGTTCCCCTATTCAGGGCTTCGCTGCTGATTGCTGTTTTTATTTATGTGTTTATTATATGTGTCTTCTGCTGCTTTTCTAATAAACACATAATACACTTAGGATTTAACCTTATGCACTACACACCGTTTTTTCTGCTTTCGCCGCGTTCACGCTTAGGCTTATTTCATCCTTACGTTGTAGCCGGTGTGTCACAGTGTCCCAGCAATTCGATCAGATATACGCACACGTCGCCGTATGCGCAGACCGATAGTTGATCTCAATTCCGGAAAGAATATCCAATTTTGCGATGTCACAGTACAGTTCCTCAACATCTTCAAAACTGCAACCACCGTTAAGCAAGTCCCAAAGTTTCGTATTGAGTTCCTGCGATAGATTCACACGTTTCGTTGACCTATGTCGCAACCATAGGCAGTTTTACTCTTGCGCTTTCACGCAATGTCCAGACTATATCTTCATTCGTTCTGAATGCGCACCACTTCGATTTAAGGGATTCTCACCCACGCCTTTGCAATTGCGCCCTACTCCTGTTGGCATACACTTTCATGTATACCCGTGGGATAGTCGTTGAACGTTCCCCTGTTCAGGGCTTCGCTGCTGATTGCCCAATTCATGCCGTTTTCTAACCGTCACACTTCGACCTGTTTCATCCGTATGTTGTGGTGGCACGACTCTAAGGGCGTTCCAGCAATTCAATGCGTTAATTTGTACGCACATCCCTGTGCGCCGAAACCGTAGTTAATCTCGCCAATCTTGTTTACCGACGTCTTAATGTCCAAATCCGCCTGCTCTTCCTTCGTGTAATGACGCACGACCTTTTTGGCATCAACAAGACTCGTCGGAACAAGGAACTTATCATAATTCTTTTGTGCTGCACCAATTAGAATCGGATTGTCGGTTAACATAACAACATCACTGTCGAAATCCGCACCTGACAACCGCATCAGTACGTTCTCTCCAATACTATTGATGCACACAATATTATTTGTCGCGTTGATATACCGCGAAATTTCCGCGTTATCTTTATTTTTGGTTATCCATACATTCCCCACTGTCACATGAGGACTACGACTACCAAGCAGAGTTTGTCCAAAGGCAAAACTCTTGTTGTACACATTGCCGACACCAATCTGACTCGTCCCATCAAATTGTCCGATTGCTGAATACAGCATCTCAATCGGATTGCCAAGCAACGTCGAGTAGTTGCCATGTACCAACAAATGCCCTCGCCGCAAGTTCTTTTTGAATGCACGCGAGACATCCTGCACAAACTCATGATACAGTTTTGTTCCAGAAAACTTATCAGTAAGCCCAAGCATCTGATACACAACATCATTTGTCGTTGCAGCAGACGAGATTTTCTCATCAGCTCCACCGTGCTTGATATGAAATCTCAAGATGGTCGGGTCGCTCTGAATAAGACTCAGATAGTCAAGAGACGGTTGCACAAGCGCTGATACATCGTCCTGAGACATCTGCAAGGTGTTCAAGAGTTGATAGTGCGTCTGAACCATGTCGCCGTCAAAGAAATGCGTCGGTTTCTCGTATTTCACTACACCGAAGTCTCCGTCCTCATCAAGCAACTGCAACCATTTTTCAAGCGTACCAAATTTCAGGTATTTGATACTGCTCGGCGTCGTAACAATCTTAACATCACTAATATCATTGGCAAATGTCCGGCCATTGAGTTGACTGACATCCGTAATCCCATGATCTGCGAAGAATTGCTGAAGGTTACAGTTAAAACACGCCGACTTGAAGAAACGGTTCCGCAAGAGAACCATGCCCTTGTCCTCGTACTCTCCAAGCAAGCTCTTATCAATAAGAGACTGACCGTCCCAAATACTGTTGCTGACCTTAACTTCCTCCGGCGCAGATGTGAGCCAACCATCGCTGTCCGCCTTGACAGCAATAACCTTGTCTTTGAATACGCTATCGTAATCGTCAATGACTAAGAAATTCTCAGGCCGGATGCTAATCAGTCCGATAATGCTGCTCAACGACAGCGCAATATACGCTTCGAGAGCTGCCAAGTCGACCTGCTGCCCTTCCTTGATCTTGAGTCCGCACATTTCCCACTTGTGAATACGGCTGTACAGTTTTTCGTCTATGAACAAGCATTTACCAACACGGCTACTGCCGCTGCTCCGCTTAAACCGGCAGAATCGAATGCCATCACAAACAAATCCATCCTTGTACAACTTTTCACGCAGTTGCGCCACCGAGTACAGGACTTTCATTGCCTTGCCTGTAAGTTGGTACGCGCCATCCTCGAAACAGAAGTAATCGCCGAGCAATTCATCTGAAATTGGGTTGTCTACTGGCTGTCCAAGCTGAATTGCGGCCAACTCACCGTCAATTAGACACACTCCATCTTTCATGGTTACATCTGACTGGGTATAGCCAAATTTGATATAGAGGCCGCTCCCAAAGCGGTTATACTCCTTTACGCTATACTTAAACGTGACGTTAATAACTCTTCTGCAATACTCCTTGCCTCGGATATTGAATGAAAAGTCCATTCGCCTGTAGACTTTCTCATAGATTTCAGGAAGTTTAATAAGGTCTTTACTGTAATCCAAGGTGTTTATAAACTTCCTCGTGTTAATCGCGCCACGATTATCCCCCGTCCGATACCTGATTCCATACCCGCTACAGAAGTCATTGGAATAGTTAGAGAGAAATAAATCCTTGGCATCCGCTGAAATGATATAGACCGCTTTAGTGTTACTTATAAAATATCACCACCGTGACTAAAATCCTTAGTAATGTTGTTATATGTCCTTGCATTTTCACGAAGGATTCTCATGTAAAATGACTCGCTCATATTAAAATCATCTTCCGGTGTGTAGTGTCCGCATCTGGTACTGCACGCCTCACATTGTTCGCACCACAGGCACGTGCCTCGTCTATTTGCCATTACGTTTTTGTTCCCCTCATCTCTCTTGCTTTTTTAAGCCGCTCAACAGACGCAGCTCTTTGCTCGTCTGTCATCTGAACCTGTCTTGGCTTCGAAATCTTTACCAACTTAAACGGAATCTTAGCGTATAGACTGCCATCCTCATTGTCCGCAACAATCTGTACACTGTCAGGAAATTTATCTTTGAGTTTCAGAATCTTATTACGCCAAGTCCATTCGCTCGTAGAAACACCCCACCAATTATCACCATAAATGTGCTCAATGACAGTTTCTTTGATGTCGTTCACTCAACCACCCTTTCTTTAACCCTTTGCCAGCTCGTCCAGCCAATTAGAAAACAGCCGTCTCATTCTGGAACTCGGAATATAAATCCAGATTTCATTGCCGTCTCGAATCGCGCTTCGCCACACCCACTGGATCATCTCACTCAAAGCGTACTCGTCCTCTTTCACCTCAACGCCATAGCTGCTGAAATATCGCTTCATAAACGGGTTCAGATATGGGTTGATACAATAAGCAAGATGGCATCTATCTCTATACTCATTAGTGGCTCGTGCAGCACATTGAAGGTAGCTCTTCTTCCAGCGTCCATTTGCAACATCATCCATATAGCGTTTGTATGTTGTCCACAAAGCCGTTTTGCTGTTCGCGTTATAAATGTTGCCAAAAACGTTCGCCAAATTTTTGCTGAGTTGCCGAACTGATATTCTTTCGTCCTTACCACGATTTTTCTGATACCATGCGACTGACAAAGCGGTAGATTTGTCGCCAATTGAATTGATTTTTTTATTATTCAGAATGTGAATCTGATATTTTAGCAACCGCGCATATTCTGGATTTTTCCCCTCTGTGCTAAACCGATAATGCCCGTCTTCGACCACAGTTCCAATTTTCTCAAATTCAATACCGTATATGTCAAAATAATACTTATGAACCTGCGAATCAAATAAATAAGTTAAGATAATGACTTCCTCAAACGCCTCGAAAACTTTAATTGGGAAAGTCCACACAAAAACCGTATTGTTAAAGCGCCTCACTCGACCAGATGTAAATATGTCTTTATATTTCTGAGCAAAAACATTTTTATCATCCGTAGAAATCCAATCAATATATCCATCAGCATCAATACTAATAAGCCTCAATTCTTGAAGAGTATTGAAGTCGCTTTCACCAATGCTAAGTTCTTTAACGGCTTCAAACGATTCATCAAAAATGAGCTTATAATGACCGTCGTGAATAAGTTGCGTCATCTCCGGATCGCACCTTTTAAATAAAGCGTGCGTTGTCGCAATACACCGTTTTTCTCCCAAGAGTCTAAGGAAATCGACATACTTTCCTCGTCCATAATCTTGCGGATCAACAAAATTGCGCTCCGGGCAACCATTCTTAATACGCTCGACCTCACTAAGATACGGCGTCACAAAAATGTACCGGCTGTCTAAATCCTCATTCATCTGAGTAATGGCGCTCTCGGTCTTCCCGCTACCCATAATGGAGTCGCAAACCTTAATTTTTATTAGCTATCGTCCCTTCAAATCTCTTCATTTAGCCAATTCCGGATGATCCTGCGGCAAACCTCATTCGACGAATATTGGAGATTCTGGATTGCCGCGCAATCTCCGTCACAGACAATATCGCAAATACTACGAATACATTTTTGGCTCATTGCATACGCCAGCAAATCTGGACTCATCGCCCGATAGTATTCGATTCTTCTCATACAACATCCTCGCCTTCATATTTCGACAATTTTTCTTGGTACTGCTCAATGTACCGTTTAATTTCTACATCTGCCTGCCTCACGCCATCCATGTAAGCACGAAAAATCTTGTAGTCTGTCTGCCTCGCCTCAATCATATCCTCAATCACATGAACGGCTAACAAAACAGCAGCACTCGCAGACGGAGAAAGATGTATATGATTCCGGTTGTTGCGAAGCAAATATTTCAGATCAGCGATAACGGCTCTTGCATCGTCAACATTCGGTTCGAAATTCCTATCGAATTCCATAGCGCACCTCTCTGTACTTCCCATTCACGCACCGACCAGATTTGATGCCGGGCGTCTTGCGGATTTTCTCTCTACGATAGCCACACCCCACACAAAAATGGCAATCAATCAGCGCAGACGCATGAATCGTCGTGTGAAAGAGATTCGCGCCACACACAGGGCAAACATCAACTTCCATTTGCCAACACCTCTTCACATAAGACTTTAGCATTCTCTTTAGTCATTTTTCTCCCCCTTCACAGGCGGCTCTGGTAGAGGCATCCACGCAAGCACTTCCTCGTTCGTTAAGGAACCAAACCATGTTCCGCCAATATAACGCCTAATTTCGTAATCCCTAAACGTCAATTTTGGTTCATAATTTTCATCGAGAAGGCATGAATACTCACTTAAACAGAGCACATATTCAAACTCCGGCGGCAATCCATCACTAACGAATGTCCATTTCGTTGACGGAACAACATCCGCATCTGGCATCTCACGAATATCCGTAACAAGCTCGTAGTATGGAATACCTTCATTCACATGACCGTATGGTCGAAACCATTCAATCACTTGATCCTTTGAAACATACCCGCTCATCGTCAACTCTCCTTCGGATTATCAAGCGGCAGACAAGCACACTCACAGTATTTGATGTACTGGTCTAACGGGACAAGCACGGTATCATATTTCTTCCATTTCTTGCAGAAGCCAATGCACATCTGCACAGGCTCGTCCACTTTACACACATCGCCTGCGCCGTATCCACTTTCTTGCCATTCTTTAAGCGAATACACTTCAGCAACGTTAGGATACTGCGTGTAGCCACTGAACGACCGTTTTTCATCGTTCTCTGTCCGACGTCCCCACAGCCAACACGGCATCCCAAATTTCCAACCAGAAATCGTATGCTTAATGCTTACCGCAACAAGATTTCTCTCATCCACCCATCCATTCCTCCATTTCATCATCCAGAAATAACTTAGCCGTCTTACTCATGTACTCTTCTCTCCGCTTCATCGTTTCACCGACAACCCTCTGCGTGGCTTCCTGAATTTCATTATCTCTGAGCATACCCATGTGCGACGCAACGTCCCATAGTGAACGGATCCAGTCCTTCATTTCTCCGTCGCTCATAGACCGGATTTTGTCATATTCGTTCACCACATCACGTCCAACAGCCGGGCAAATGCAACAACCACCATTCAAGCTGCTCGGAGAACCATAGACACACAACGAGCACAGATCAATACAATCTCCCACTTAAATCCCACCCCATTTCATCCGGGTCGCTCAAGAATACCATCTTACCAATATCATCAGATCGAAACGCGAAAAGCGTTTCTGGCTTTTCGTTACTCATAACGCCAACGGTATTCCTCCAGAGCCTTGACGCACAACGAGTAAAATTCCGCTTCTACTGCGCTTTCAGAATGCGTTGCGTTATACAGGCGCGCTTCAGCCAGCTCGATTGCATCAAAGATATTCACGATTGCACCAACTCCACAAACCGCGCACCGATGACTCCAAACTCACCGTTAAGACCATCAATATTATCGCTCTCAACCTTAATCGTCAGCACTCCATCATCATTGTAGACGCAACCATCATTGACTTTATAGGCTTTGCCGGGCGTGAACATTTTGGTATCAGAATCTACGCAAACGATTGTGCCTTCGTACCGTGTCGCAGTAGGACTCACGTCAGTAAACGGAATAAATTTTGCACCCAAGACAACCCAGTTTTCATCCATCGTTGATGCCGCAACATAACGAATCCCGTTGTCGCCAACAACGTACTCGTTGCTAAACTCATATACCTTGCCAATGGTAAAGCGCTTAGAAATGGGGCACGACTCATTTTTCTCCACGCACACAGCCTTGCCTTCGAACGGCTTAGACATATCGGAGTGCTCAGTACGCTCATAAGCATCCATATCAACCGGTCGGCCAAACAGTCTACCAAGCGCAATACTCGCACCAACGTACTGGTCAAAATCATCTTCTAGATGGCAACTTGCCGTCGCGCGTCTCAAAACTTCATCGCCACGTTTGAGAACCGCTTTTGTTTTTTGGCCTTTGCAAGTAATTACGATAGACGGATATTCCATTTTACTTTCCAGTACCGACTCCTTGCCATGCACGAGCGGTGCAACGACAGGCTTTTCAGACGTGGCAGCAGAAATACTGTCCGATTCAAGAGATACGATTTTGCTCCATAGGTTGTGGCAGTCACCATCATACTTGACACGATAATCAAAATCATCGTTTTGTGGCGGGTTCTTATAAATAGCAGTAATAATTCCACGTGAACCATTCGGATACACACCGATATTATCAACCGCAATAACACGATTGCCGATTTTATATTCCATATTGGCCATATCGGCATCTCGCTCTGCGTCATAATGCTCAAGACTATCATCAAAGAAATAATATCCCGGAGCAAAATCGACCTCATATCCGTACTCATCAACATCAAAAAGAGCAACAGAAGTAATTTTGCCGACTTTTCCTCTGTGCTGAGGATGAGGCCAATCACGTAACACTTTCGAACTATCTTTCACGCGCACCTTGTCGCCCAACTTAAATTTCATCAACAACCTCTCTTTCTAATGCCCATGCATCAACCGCTTCCACACACTCTGGACACCCAACGATAACGCTATCCATATCTCGCAAAATCGTGTCCGTCTCAGATCCGCACACGGGACAAACCGGCACACGATATGCACGCGGCTCAAGCGGCGGCTCAAATCCAATATCAATCATACTAATTCCGCTTTCCCGGACAATCCGGCGTGATTTCCGCCCACCACGCAACATCGTCTACCGCGACATAGCCCCATTCACTATCAACATCGTAAAACCCAGGACGGCGAATGCCAGCAAATTCATCGTCCACTTTAGACAAATCAGTTGCAAAATCGAGCACTCGATACAAGAAATACGGTGCATCACAGCACAGATACTCGCCGTCCTTTTTCGGCAACTTGTTTCCCTTATGCCAAACGATATTGGTTTGCTGAGTATGTTTTTTCTCTTTCTTCGAAGCCGCCTTACGCCTCTCAGGATAAAAATCACACTTCGCCTCATCGCCTCCGCAACTGCACGGATCACATTCTCTCGTTCCCCAGCACCTATCTGCCGGATACACGCTCCTATCCTTGCTGGCCTCATGCCAACTTACACATTTGTTTGTAATATCCATCAATTAAGTTGCTTCTCCCATCTTTGTTTTGGACTTGTCGGTGCTGTTGTATTTCTGGGGCGCGATGGACAATCCCACGACCCGCCACGAGTATCACAAACTTTATGCCACCCAGACGCAACTAAACTCGAACCAAGTTCGCTTTGAAGAATATAAGTAATAATTTTCTTATATCCCATTTCTTTCGCAATGCGTGCCGCTTTACCATATAAAAAACTGCAAGCATTTCTTGTCCCGTCTGTACACAGCCTAACAACCTCTATCGTTTCCCCATCGTCAAGCATTCTTGAAACCGGCCTACCACATTGTACAACTCCGCAAATACTTTCGCCGTCATATGCGGCGACCCTAAATTTATCTCGATATACCGCATCGTGATGCCTGTGAAGTCTATCAACAAAAGCATTCGCATCTTTCAACTCTATCGGCTTGGCAATTAACATTTATATCCCACCCCATTGTTCTGTCATCGCTTTTGCGATGCCTTTAAACGTTACACTTCTTGCCCTTCCTTCGTGCGGAACGCCGCACACACTCTCTGGCTCTCTTCACAGGCGATCAGCAGTTTCTTACTCATCGCCCACCGCGGTCACAAACTCCGAAGCTTTCTCAGCAAACCGCTTTACAAAAACCGGCCATTCCTCATCCGTAATAACACCCATGGCATATAACCCCATCATTGCATACCCAAGCGCGCTCCACAGACTTGCATCCTCGCCAAATGTGCAGCCATTGGCTTTCATGTATTCTTCAAGGCTCTCCATCCATCAGACCCCTTTCGTATACACAGACTCAAAAACATCCTTAGAGCACATCTCGATCTCACCGTTGCCACAGAGAATCAGATAATCCCCGCAATCCACGCTATAATCATCATCTTCAACTCTTAGGAACGGATTGCGCGGATACCCGCCCAACTCGTCTGAGTCCCAAAACAGCGCCCCATCATTGAACGCTTTCGTCACCCACGGCTCACCGGAAAGCACTCCGTTGTACTGAAACGCCTCAACCTGCTTCGGCAGGCCATATCTTTCTCCGTCCTTCAGCTTGTACTTCATTTTTTCATCCTTTCAAATTATGCATTTTGGATAACTCATGCCTTTAAAAAATTTCGGCAGATTTTACGCTCACCGAAAAATTCATTCGTAAACCGGCACACGGCCTTATGCACGCACATATGACACTTGTCCTCGCAGTCCACACACCACGGCGTGTCCTTATAATGACTACAGAAATTGCACGTCGGCTCGTCCATTTCATCCAGATCATCTGACTCAGCTACCGGCTCTATGTCATCTTCATCATACGAAGCAGAAATCTCAAGGCCGGACTCTCTGTCCCAACAACGCCTGCAATTATCTTGCCAGCCATGCCCCACCCCACAAAGACTCTCTTTCGATCCATCTGGCTCATACCCATAATCAGATGGGCATCCAGAGCACCCGCCAGCCCACTTTTCGTCAACCATGTCCGGATCCTCGGCTTGCAACAGCTCTCTAAAAGTCAATTCCATTCTCCCCTCAATTCAAATTTTGGTATTATGCATTTCGGATAACTCGTATTTTTTAAATAGGGACATCTCGTCTGAGGTGTCCGACTTTGCGGTTGGCCGATTATGTTTTATGCATTTCGGTTAACTGCATTATTATAGTACACCATGATTCAGGACTTGTCAAGCAATATTTTAGGCATTTCGGATAACTCGCGCGAAAGCAACCGGCAGGTGATATTCAATCGACCTGCCGGAAGATGTACCGCTGCCCCGCTGCTCCACCGCACAAGAGCACCATAAAATCACACGAAAATCATGAAATTCTGTGAACAAACTGTGAAATCATGAGAAAAGTCAGAGAAATCTCAACGAAAATGCAACGAGAACTAGAAAAACGTAAAAAAGAATGAACCGTACAAGAAGAAAAACGTGCAAAATCTGAAAGAATAGAAAAAGCAAAGGAAAGGATGAAGAAGTCGCAGAGTGAGCGGCCATTTTTTCGAGAAAAACGCAAAATATGCAATCGGACTACATACTTTTCTGCATAAATATCTCCAAAAGCACCCGCAAAGCATTGATAACCCTAGGTTTTTGAAAAAAGCAAAAATTACTTTTGTTTATAAGGGAGGGAACTATATGACGAAAGTGCCCTCGCTACGCTCGTTCTGCCCTTTCCGCCGCAGGCGCTTTAGTTTGAATTAAGCGAAATTTAAGATAAATGAAACTATAAGTTTGATTTAGCGCTATTGAATCAGGCGTGGACGCCTGTAATGAAACCATAAGTTAGTTCCTTACCAGTAAGGTATCTGGATCGGCAAGTTAGTTATTCGAAACAGAGAGACATATCGTGATACAGAGCTTTCTTTTCTTCATCCATAATACCAAGATACCGTAATGTGGTCTGAGGACTGGAATGTCCAAATAGCATTTGGAGTTGTCCAATGTCTCGGTTTGTCTGAAGTGTCGGGTTGGATGTGTACTCACTCCATCCCCATGTCTTTCTCAATGAATGCGTACCGATGTTTTGCCGTACACCACAAGCTAGTGCAGCTTCTTTCAGAACCTTACGAAGCGTGTCTACCTTAATAGCTCCACCCTCTCTCGAAGGGAATAAAAAACATTCCATGCTGGGTTGCTTGCCAGTCTTCCGTACATACCACCTGAGTGCAGACAGGCATCCTGAATTTAGAAATATTTTTCTTTTCTTTTTCGTCTTGCTTTGATATACGGTGATGCTGTCTGTCGTGTCTTCAATATCATCAATGTATCTTACGGTTTTGTCTGACCATAAAACATCAGACCATCTTAGTTTCAGCAATTCATTCGCTCTAAGGCCAGTATTTACTCCAATCGCAAATGCTAAGTAGTATTTAGGATCTTTGTTCGCCTTTAACCATAAAGCTATCGCTTGAAGTTGGTCTTTGTCCTTTACAGGGTATACGGTTTGCTCCCTTTCTACGTTGTTGTTCCTTGGTTTCGATGTCGGATTCGGAAACATTTGTGTAAGGTCTATAATCTTACATTCATGCTTCTGAGCAACTGATCTTGAGGAACCAATCGTACCCGTAGAAATTACTTCAAAGTCCGTATCGAAGATGGAATATTGGTATCTAGCATTATCCAAAATGTCGTAACCTCCCCTTATGCCGTACAACAAAAGTCGTTGATTTCATGCTCTTATTATATCAGGAATTGGTCAAAAAGTCAAACTGATTTTATGCATTTCGGATAACTTCTTTTGTAACCGTACACAATAATCCGAAGTCAGCAGCAACCATCCAACTACAGACTTCCCATCCCGGTTAAGGTTTTTATTTTTTCTTCTGTTTCCCATATCGTACCTAGTTCCGTGATGTTAGCTGCGGAGGTGATAGTCACTCTACTACGACAAATGGGTCTTACAGTCATTTTTACATCTTCTCATTTTTCAGGTTCTTCAAAATTCTCAAATTATTCATGTGTTGGAACGAAATTGAGATTGAGTCCCATATTCAGTTGGCTAGATTGAGACTATAAGGCCAAAAGAATGAGCGGTTTGATAATGTGAAAATGGGAAAGCAAGAGGTGTGGATGAATGTACTAGACATTTGTCACAAAATCGCTATAAAGCTAAAAATGTCAGATATCCCCCCATTAGCCGGATAGCACATAAAAATCAGGTGTTAATACTGCATTCCATGAAAAAACAGAATTGAAACACGGGTGCATTTTGCTATAAAAACGATCTTTTTAGGCTTCCGGGGACATTAAAAAAGTCAAATAATTTTACGTTCACGATTTTATGACATTTAGAGATGATTTTTTTCTTTTAGTCTAAAAAGAATTTTCAGCAGCAGCATGAATTCCTTTTCCCTTCATTCCTTTTTCGTCTTTTTTCGCTTTGCATAATCTTCTTTTTAGATATAGGAAGCTAGGATGCAAGACGGATAACGGAGGCCGGATAGACTACGGATGCAGGAAGCGCAAGAGGTCTTTGCAGTATGTATGGCTTCATGCGGGTTTCATGTGCTTTATTGGTATCTGCATTTTTGTTAGTGTTCTTGTCCTTCTATTTATTCTGTCATTCATTCACTGTTTAACCGTGTTTATTTGTCCTCTATGCTGTTTTGCGCTTGTAGCAGTGTAACTATAGCTATAGGCATTATAAACGCTGCTTGTATATGTGTAGCTATTATACGCTCGTTCTTTATAGTATGTGCTGCTGTCCCATGCCTATCATGTGCAGGAGATCAGGCCGTGACGGTGCGCAAGCTGTCTGTTGTGCTTGTGTTTGTACGGTTTGTACATTCAGCTTATATACGTAGAGACAGAAAATTTTAATCTGTAAGCGGTTTTACTCTTTGGCCGGTATAGTTGATGGTCAGTGTGCAAAAACGATTTGAGCGTTAAATAATGCTTGTATTTGATTGCGCTATCCGTTGTAGCTGCTTCGGCTTGTGCTTGTGCTGATCGCGCTATTATGCATTTTGATTAACTGTATTTTGTGCAAGGTGCTGATAATGCTTTCATGGGCTTGACGTGCTTCCGGTGTGGTGCTATGCTGGTAGCAGTTATCCGAAATGCATAATGTAACTTTCTGGTTTGGCGTGTCTGTCCGTGTCCGGCCTTGCGGCCTGTACGGCTTCAGACGCAAAAAAGCGCGGCCTGTTGGCCGCGCCTGTTATGAAGCTGTCGTTATTGCTTTGCGCCCTGCTGCTGATCGTCTGGTATATAGGCGATGATATCGCCGGGCTGGCAGTTTAGCAAGCTGCAAAGTGTATCAAGGTTCGCCCATGATATACCTTCGCCGCGCCTAAATTTCTGCAATGTGCCTTGTGCAAGCAAGCCTTCCGTTTTGATCTTGTAGGTGGTATATCCTGCATTTTTCAGGGCTTGCAAAATATCGATCTTATAGACAAGCATTATATCAACCTTTTATAGAGTAGTCTAATATTATACTATAAAATGTAGACTAATTCAAGTCTACAAATTACACAACAATATAGTCTAAATTTTGTTCATATTGCGAATTGTATATAGTCTCGTTTTAGTCTATAATGCATATTGTAAACAAGAGATAGCAAGCCCACATTTAAAAGCATTGTATCTCAAGTTTACAGGCTCCAATCAATTCGACGCGCACGCGACGCGCGACGAAAAGAAGGGATGTGCGCTTATGTATTCAGATTATGGATTCATCCTGGAGGGGATCGAATACGCGACAGAATCAGAAGCGCGTGAAGCGCTTGCAGAAATGCAAGCATAGTACATAGCGCTATCATTATAGCGCTTGCGATGCACATTGTCAATTGAAAGTTGTGCCTGTGGGAAATCCTAACCGGGGAAACGCGCGATGAAACAAGCGCGAGCGCGTCAAGGTGAAGAGAATACCACAGGACACAAACAAAAAATACACTAAAAGGGATATTACATATGGAAAATTGGAAAAATAAAGTTACGCTTGCTTGCAAGCGTAACAATCTTAATGTAAGTTTTCGCTGCTTGAAATATGGATATGAACGCGCAGAAATTTCTTGCTCTAGTTTCCGTGAGATGCAAGCCGTGGAAGCATATTTTTGCCGTTTTAAGGGCTTGCATACAACACACTGGTATGCGTCTAGCGGTCGTGCATTTGAAGGCCGTGTTTATATCATTGGCCAGGATGATTATAAAGCATTGACAGAAAAACAAGCTGCTGAGAAGGCACGGCTGGAAAATTGGTGGATGCGTTATCATGAAGCAGACGCGGAAACGCGTCGTTTGATGGCGTGCGGCGCGATTGTCTGAAAAACTAACGATAACCGGCAGACGTGAAGCGCCTGCCGGACACTAGTACATACGGAGGGAATTGAAATGAACGATACACAACTGGAAATGTGGGATGCTCTGTGTGAACTTTCCGGCGAGGAGGTTGCACGGCTGTTCATAGATTATCACGGAACGTGTCTGCTTAGTGATGGCTTTCGTGCTTTCCTTGGTGATGAAGGCGTTATGCCGGAAGTCGATGATGATGATGATGATGATGATGATGACGAGATCGGCCTCTGGTGGACGCGGCGAAGTTGAAACAAGATAACCGGCAGGCGCTGCGCGCCTGCCGGACACATACAAACACACATGATAGGCTATGGCCGGAAGGGATATTACATAATGGAAAGATACGATTATCACGAAGCTGTTTATAATGACGTGGTCGATTATATCCGCGAAAATATCGATTTTGCGGATTATGACACGATCGAAGATTTGGCCGATTATCTAAACGATAAGTTATGGCTCTGCGATAGCGTGACAGGAAACGCCTCCGGAAGCTATACTTTCTCTAGCTGGGAAGCACAGGAAAATATTTGTCATAATCTTGATTTGCTGGATGAAGCTGTTCACGAGTATGGTAACGCGGCCGATCTTGGGGAGGCTATTATTCAAGGCGCGGAAACGTGTGACGTCATCATTCGTTGTTATCTGCTTTCCAGCGCTATTTCGGAAGCGCTTGAAGATATGGAGGACGAATTCGACGCGGCGCACGGAGGCGAATGTGATGATGAATGAAGCCGTTCGCGGCCTGCTGCGCTATGGCCACTATATCACAGATGAAACCTTCGACGCGGATGGGCATTCTGTCCGCGTCCGCCTGATCGATTGTAACGGCGCTATCTGGTATGTGTCCATGCTAGACGGCTCTGTCGTTACGGCTGCGAAAGTATAACGGATATAACCGGCAGGCGCGGCACGCCTGCCGGACTTAGAATGGGGATTTAACGATGAACACTGAAAGAAAAAACGTTCTTGCATGGATCGCGCAAAAGGTTTTCGGCCTGCTTTTGATTGCGGCCGCTGTTGCCTGTTTTGTATTGGTAGCAGACGGTGAAACATTACAAGAACGTGACGGCGGAGGCGCGCTTATCCTTTGCGGAATCGGCTTG